TCATGATTTCTTATGTTTTAATTGATATTGTTTCCGTTGCTTGCAGGCTATTTCAAAAGCCGTTCTTATCTCGTTTGAATAATTTCGGATATCTTCTATTGATTGTAACTGAATCCATTTATATCCGGTTCTGTTCTCTGTAACAAAACATATCCGCTTGCTGTACGGCCTTAATGATACACGGCATACCCACCAATATTCATGTCCAGTCCAAATCAGCAGATAGCCTTTGAAACTGGTATATGATAGTTCACTTTGTTCCCCAAGAACAGCTCTGATTATATTGTATGCGTCTGTTTCCTCCCGTGTAATCACTGTATCTTGTTTGTCGCTTATAGCAGCCATTCCATCGTTCGGTGCTTGTCGTGGTTTCTCTTCTTTCACCAGTATGGCGGTATCCGGTCTGCCTGAAATCATCCCCCCTATCACGGACAAGATAGATTTCCTCACAATCGGTCTGTATTCTTCGATCAGCTTCGGTGTGGATTTCCCGTTATTAAGACTTCTGACAAAATACCTCGTAAACTCATCGCCCGGTGACTGGAAATTCTTTGCAAGAATCTCCTTTATCTGTATCATCATTTGCAGTTCCTTTGCCGTGCTGAATATTTCCGACTCATTGTAGCATGACTTGTGGAACTTCTTCATTTCCTCTATATCTGCATCCGACAAGTCCAGCATATTCACCACCAAGAAAGGTTTCTCGTCCATGATGTTCGTCTTGGCAAGATCCGCATAAAACCGATACTCTATACCGTTTGTAAGCACCCCAAAGCGTGCGTTGGACGCAGCATAGTATTTTGAAAGCTGGGTATTGTGCAAGTCAAGGTTCTGCTTACAGTGCTTGCATTCTATCAGAAGAATCGTCCTGCCATCCTTTTTGATGGCGTAATCTATCTTATCACCTTTCCTTGTCAGATCGCAGTCCATTTCAGGCACTACCTCAAAAGGATTGAATACATCATATCCCAACGCCGTTATTATGGGCATGATGAAGGCGTTCTTGGTGGCTTCCTCTGTCTGGATGGCATCTTTCTGCTTCTTTATCCTTTCCGCAAGCTGAAGTATATTGTCTTTGAAATCCATACCTATCTTATAAGTTGTTTATAAATTCGGTCGCTTCATTCTGTTCAGATCCGGTGTATTCCATATACTCCCTTACAGCCTGCTCGATGTACCCACGGGATTTTAAGACGTTCCACTTCTTTATTTTCCGCTGGTATTCTTCACTGCTTCTGTCTATAGTAGGACGTTCTTTCTTTATTTGTTGTGCAGAAGTGCTCTCCTTTTTGATTTCGGTTGCTGCTACCACCTTTATATCACCTTTGCTCTCTTTGTTGTTGTGCTGCTTGGGTTCCTTCATTTCCGACGCTATTGTTTTCAGCAGTGCCAACATTTCACTGTTTTGCTTTTCGTACAGCGCCTTGATGCCTGCTACATTATTGGTCATATTCCACACCTTGAAGAACAAGATTATCTGCAAGATTCCAAACACCAAGCAAACGATTGCTAGAATTAATGTAAATGTTTCCATAGTGTATTATTAATTAAATTTCATTTAGTCATCCTTTCCATTAAAGACAGCAACCTGTCCACCTGCTCTTGCGCTTTCGCTGTAAGTCTTTGCTGTTCCATCAGACTTTCCAATGCCTTTTCCAGAGCGCTGGTGGTATTCACGTTATTGCCGTTTCCTGCTACAGAAGTTCCATGATGGTCGCTATTGACAATATATGAAGATGTATCGTTAAGCATCTCCCCTTCTCCCGTAAGAAGCCAGTCAGTATTAAGCTCAGGGAATTTTCTCTGAATATCCAGTAAACCACGTTTGCCTACAGAATTTTTAATCTTGTGCACATAACCATTGGATAGTCCACAAACCCTTTCAAAATCTGATATTGAAATCTTCTTCGATGAAATGAAATCAAAAAGCCTACTCTGTACATTCATAAACAACAAGTTTAATTAATATTAAAATTCACTGATTAATCACTGAGTTTTCTTGTTTCTTAGATAATATATTTATCTTTGCATTACAAAATTAGTAAAACAATAAATAAATCAAAATAATATGGCAGAAAAAGAAGAGAAAAGCCCGATTACACCAACGCTGAGAGTGATGAAGATAGGTGAAGAATTTACTTATCCTATTCAGATGATGACTTCCGTCAGAACTGTATGTACCACATACGGACTGCAATGGGGAAAGACATTCAAAACCCGTATAGACAGAGAGGCTAAAACAATTACAGTAACTAGAATGAAATAAATTATGTTTGGATTTGGTAAGTTAGTCAAAAGACACAAACTGTCTGTTGCTGAAGAAGCGGAGTTGCGCAAATGGAGCTATAATACAGCTTCTTTCGTTAAAGACTATTACAGATATTGTGAGTCAAAAAACATTCCAACCATTCCTGAAGATTTGCTTGCGGAAAGGTTGGAACGCTCCGAACAATTATTCAAATGGCTTACGACAGGGCATTTTTAATAAGAGTTATGACTTTCTCATAACTCTCACTAATATTATAGTTAATCTATTCAAAACCATTCTTTTTGTTACTTGACGGCATTTGTATGCCAATGATAGCATTATTGAAGAGTGATTCAACAATAAAAATAGATGATACATTAATCAACACCTTGGTAGTAGGTGCATTCTCATGTGTTATCACATGAACTTCGATAAAATTTTTCATGATTCTTAATTTTATAAGTTGATATTGCAAAGTTAAGAAAAGCCTCTGAAAAAGACATGAGTTGCCGAATCGAATTGGCTCAGAGGCGCGATTTTAAAGAGTTCTTTGACATTTTGGAAAACACAATAAAGAAAAGCAAAAACAGACAACTTTCAGCACGTCAATTTGTCTTTAACGTGATGAGTATGCTTGGTGTGAGGCACAAGTATCGCTGAAAGTATGACCTTCAGATACAGCCTGTACGGACGTAGTGAATATTCCGTACAGGCACGAGTTTTAAAAATATCAGATTATAAGATTCATATTGAATAGTTCACTCAGTGGTACAACACAATTAGTAACAGCATTCAATATCAATAGCATATCACGTTAAACAAAGTTTAACTAATTGATAATCAGTTGTTTATATTTGTATAATCCACTTTAATAAAGTATCTTTACAATATCAAAATAAACCCATAAACAGCAAGGATATGAAAAGATACGATTTAAGCAGAATAATGACAAGAGCGCATTACATTTTCGGCCACACGTTCAATACCACATTCAGCTACTGCCTGACAAAAGCATGGACGGAAGCCAAAGAGGAAGCAAGAATAAGCGAGGAAAATGCAAGGCGTGCCGCTGAATATAAGGCAAAGTACGGAAACCGCGATTACAGGAACTACCGATCCTATTACAGTTCACGCATGGGACTCAATGACTGGAGATGCGACTACCGCAATGATGCCAAAGCAACAGTCATCCGCTCGTTCAATGCAAGATGATGGTTGTATATGACAGATTCATTTGCCAAACTCTATATAACCCCATCCCCTCCCGTAAGATTCGGGATAACAACCGGTTTAAGCCATTGAGGGGATCATCAATATGCTAGTCTTATTTTGTTTGTGTGTTAGTCACAATTCTTTATGTATCTAATTCTGAAAAGTTCCAGATGTTCCGGTCCGTGAGGATAGGAACACCACTCCACTCTGTCACAGGTGCGTACAATGGGCATGAATCATTATCTCTATATTCATTTGCCAGGTATGGAGGTTCGATACCTCACAGAGTGACCAAATATCAAATCTTAATTCATTATGGAAAATAAATATCAGATAACAGGCTACCAGCTTGTTTATGCCAATGGAGGAAGGGATACAGTAAAATTGCAGACCCCTGTCATTATAAGCGACATAGAGGGATACAGACGTAAGATACGTTCTGTTCACAACTGTATCAGTGTCAACCTCAGTTATATCGAACTGCCGTGAGATTTTACCGCAATGTACCAACTATAAATCCTGAATATCATGTTAAACGAGGAAGTATTGAAAATCGTCCTGAATGACAAGACATTCGGACAGAGAGAAGCTGCCACTATCGTGGGCGGACGAGGAAGGTTGTTCAGACTGGTAGGTTCTGGTGCCATACGTGCTGAAAAGAAACCTGCCAACAGGCAGAACGGAAGATGGTACTGCAACGCCTTTGATGTACTGAAACACGCCGCGCTCAAATAGATTATTTGACTTTCAAATAGTTATATAAAGTTAAGCCACTGATTTTTAAAGTTTTACAATTTTGCACCCAAAGTAAAAATAGTTAACTTTATATCACTATAAGGAACTAATAAACAATAAGTTATGAAAGTATTATATCTCATTTGGTTTGCTCTGGCAGCTATCGTACATGGTACAATAGACAATCTTGACACCGCATTTTGGGTATCAATATCCGCATTCGTGGTATTATCTCTCATACTTGCCGTGAGAATTGACAGAAAAAATAATCTTAAAAACATATATAATGATGAGAACAGACAATGAGTTGCAGCAGATGAGCCATGATGAGCTTATTGAACAGGTGAAAGGATTGCAGTTCCAACTTGCCGGTATGGAGCTGGCTGAGAAAGAGAACGCAAGGATGAGGGAGATTCTCTCCGCTATCGGCATTATTTATGAATCCTATAAGACGGAGCGTCATGGATGAGGAACTTGTACGGCTGGAAGCCGAACTTGAGAAAGTGAAAGGGTGCGGGTTGAAATATCTGCCTGAATACGGTTTCTCTTCAAAAGAGGAAATCATGCAGCTTATACAGGAGGATATAAACGAATTACGCTCGGAGATGGAATGCATTCAAAAGGATTACGCTACTGACGAACTTGAAGAAGAGCGCACAAGGTTGTGCATCCTTCAGGGAATACCAAGATATTGTTGAACTTTAAAATATTCAAGAGTGATGGAAGAAAACAATCAAGTTACAGAATTACAGATTATTCAGGCCAAACAAGCGGCCGAGTTTGCAATGACACCGGTAGGACAAACCGTGAAACAGTTTGAGGTCATGCAGCGCATGGCCAACATGTACACAACAAGCACAATTGTTCCGGATACATACAAGGGAAATGTGGGAAACTGCGTGATTGCGCTGGATATGGCCATGCGTATGGGGTGTAATCCGCTTATGTGTATGCAGAATCTTTATATCGTGCATGGCAACCCTGCTTTCAGCAGCAAGTTCCTGATTGCCACTATTAACGCAAGTGGCCGTTTCTCCCCACTCCGTTATGAGTTTAAGGGAGAAGAAGGTACGCCGGAGTACGGATGCCGCTGCATTGCTTATGAATCGTCCGACAAAGACCACAAGGAACCGCTTCATGGTGACTGGATCACCATGGGGATGGCTGAAAAGGAAGGCTGGACCAAGAAGAACGGTTCCAAATGGCAATCAATGCCAAGCCAGATGCTCCGTTATCGTGCAGCCGCTTTCTGGCAGCGTGTTTATTGCCCGGAAATCTCAATGGGGCTTATCACCAAAGAGGAGGCAGATGACATTCAGGATGCCGAATATGAGGAAATTATTGATAAATCAGCAAAAAGCAACAAACTTGCCGAAATCGCTGCAAAAGCCGCAGGAGTCAAAGATCAACCCCACCCGGAACAACCGACAGATCAAACTCAAGACTACGCGAATAATAAACCTACTCGAAAATCATTGTTATAATGGAAATACAACATTCTATAGAATGGTTCCGTAAGCGGCTCGGTAACTTCACCGGGTCGCAAATCGGACTCCTAATGAAGAAAGGGAAAAGTGATTATTTTTCCGATACCGCCAAAACTTATATTTATCAGGTTGCATCAGAGAGGGATATGAATCCTGAAATTATCAATGATGATGTCGAGTTTGAGAAATACCTGCATCAGGTCTGTGTCAACACCAAGGCGATGCAATGGGGTACTGATCAGGAAGAAAATGCCAGAGAGCTGTATGAACGTCTGACAGGAAGACATATAGTTGAGACAGGATCATGCAAACACCCTGCCATAGAACATTTCGCAAGCAGTCCTGACGGTTATTATTACGATGAAGAAACCGGTGAAAAAGGCTGTCTGGAAATCAAATGCCCGATTCAAAGCACTTTCATGAAGTATAAAAGTGAAATACACAACAATGCGTCGCTGCTTGATGTCAAGTTCGAGTATTTCTACCAGTGCATGGCCCATATGATGTGCACAGGTGCGCAATGGACTGATTTTGTTGTTTACAACCCTTTCCAGAGCAATCCTATCCATATAGTAAGGATATTGCCGGATGAAGCAGTGTTTGCAGAAATGGAGAAGCGCATCCGTGTGGCTGATGATATTGTCAAAGAACTGATTGATGTAGAATGATGAAACCGGATATTATAATCAAACAACTTGATAACGGATGTTTTGACGTCCAGATTGCCAATAAAAGTACAGACCAATTATCATTTGATGAAATGCTTGGGCTTGTTGCACAATTGACTGTACCTGAAAACAAGAGATGCCTGCAATGGCTTAAAACAAAAGAGCAACATGAAACTTTCAGAAATAGAAACTTAAAAACAATAGAACAATGAATACACAGATAGCAATCCAGGAAAGCGATCTTGAACTGATCGTTAGTGAAAAGACGTTAGGTAGTCTTACTACCAACGCAAAGCAAATCAGAGATATGGTAAAAGCCGCTTTGCCAATGTATGATATCTCCAATTATAACGATGAGAATATCGATCAGGCAAAGAAAGACAAGGCAGCTTTAAACAAGGCGGCGAAAGCCCTCAATGCCAAACGTCTTGAAATTGAGAAAGAATTCATGAAACCTTTCGGGGAGTTCAAGGACGTTGTAACCGAAACCGTGAAACTTATCGACGAGTGCTCTGCCAAGATTGACACGGTAGTCAAGCAAAACGAACAGCAATACAAGGATAGAAAGAAAGCCACTATCAAGACTTACTTTGATGGATTGAATGTCAACCTTGTAGACTTCAATAAGGTTTTCAAGTCTGAGTGGCTCAACAAATCCGCAAGCATGAAGTCTGTATGCAACGAAATTGATTCCATATTCTCCAAAGTCGAGAACGAACTTTCCACGCTGAAGGGGTTTGGTGAGGATTTCGATGTCCTTCGTACTTATTATATGGATACGCTCAATATCGCATCCACCATCCAGTATGCCAACCGTCTGAAGGAGCAGCGTGAGCGTGCCAAAGCAGCAGAAGAAGCGCGCATCAAGGCAGAGCAGGAAAAAAAGGCTGCTGAAGAAGCGCAGATGAAAGAGGAAGCGGAACGAGCCAAACAGAATTCAGTCAATCCATTTGCAAGAGCCAGTCAGCTGGTCACCAATGAACCACCTTCCTTTGTCGAGCAAACCAAAGCTCAGGAACCGGAGCTTCTGACGAGAGCTTTTACTGTTACCACAACTCGTGAAAATATAATCGCTCTTGGTGACTTCATGAATGATAATAATATTGATTTCGACAAGATTGAACTTGCAGATACCCTATGCAATACAGATTTGAATTCCATTGTCAGAATGCTTGAATATAGTGCAAATCTGATAGACAAAACCTCTACCAAACCTTGCGAAGCAGATAAGGCAAGGCAATTCAGAAACATGATAAAGAAAATTCAAAAGAAAATAGAACAATGAAAATTACAATCAGCAAAACAACCGAGTTTGAAGCGGTCTACCTGAAAGTGGATGCAGGTGTACGCTATTGGGAAGACGCAGAAGTAAACGGAGTTAGTGATTCTGAAAATCCGCCAACTATTCCTTGTGCTGAATTTATCCATGCCGATAATGAATACCGCTGGCGACCTATTATCGACATCGACAATGGAGTTATCACTAATTGGGAAAAAGGTTTTACCGCACAAGTTCACTATAAGGTATGCGATGATGGCATTTATACAGTTACTGATAAAGATGGCAACATCATTGTTGAGCATGAGGGTTACGTTCCATCCATCATGTGCCCGGAAGATGAAGGATATGGCGACTACATCATTATGAATATTGACGAAAATGGATTTATTCAAGGATGGGAAAAAGAATTGATTAGTAGAATTATAAAAAAGTATGAGGATTAAATGAAAGCATTATTTAAAATGGACTTCGATTGCGGAAGAATGGGCAATCTTGAAGGAGTATTTATTGCAGACACAGAAGATGTCGAATACTTAGTGAATAACAAAATCAGTGTTTACTTCGGTGAAGTACTTGGCAAACACTCTGAAATATCCGGGTGTGTGGCTGAAAGTGAAATCAAACAAATAACCACCGATGAAAATGTAATCAAGATAGTTGAAGAATATGGGCTCAACAGTGGGTATAATCCATTTGAATACACTCTTTGTACATCAGAAACGGAAGATATACCAGACAACGGAGTTGATTGGGATGATTGTACTGTACAAGAATACATAGACTTTATGAGGAAAGGTATAATACCCCAATATTACGAGAAAGATTATAAAGAATGGCTAAGTAGCCAAAAGGAGGATTAAATCATGCAAGACTATATTTCAGATTGGTTCATCCCGATGGACTTTGGGTATGACATTCCGGACGAAGAGCCGGACGGTGAGGACAACTTTAATTTTGACTGAGAGTGGTATGAAAGAGTATATTTATTTAATCCTGTTTCTGATAATAGGAATTGTTGTCGGGAATAGGGTATTCAATCACTTACACGCATGGCTGGGCGTAACAATAATATCAGCCACAATAATTTTCTTTATTTACAAACTGATAAAACATTGAAAGATGAAAAGACTGATTAAGTTAACGATGGTATGTATGACCTTAGTAATGTTTGTCTCCTGTGAGAGAGTAGCCCCTAATTATGCAGGTGTCCTTATGGAGAATTACGGCAAGCAGGGAAAGGAGGATTTCAAGATTGTTTCCGGCAAAGTGTCCACATGGGAATTGGGCACAGAACTTTTTCAGGTTCCGCTATTCGATCAGCGTGGAGAATTCGCTGAAGCTGTCACACTGAAAGCTGCTGACAACACGGAGTTCAAAGCGTGTCCTACATACAGCTATAAAGTTATCAAGAACCGTGCCATTGATGTTGTCTTTGACAACAAGCATATTGGTCGTGGAAGTGACTTTATGTCTTCGTTGGAAGATAACATTTTGGAACCACGTATATATGATTTGATAAAGGAGGAAAGTCGGAAGCATAAGACCGATAGCCTGATGGCTGACGGAGGGTCGTTGGTGTTTGAGAAACGGTTGGAACAGATAGTTGACATGGAGTTTGAAAAAAGAGGTCTGCAACTGCTCACATTCTCCGCACAACTGGAGTTCTCCGAAAAGGTCCGTGAGAAGATTGACAGCCGGAATGAAGTGAACACTAATATATCCGTACTGGACCAACAGATTGAGGAACAGAAGAAACGCAACGAGCTGGAACAGTTGAAAACCGAACAGGCTCTTATCCAGTCAAAAGGTCTTACCAAAGAAATTCTTTACAAACAGTTCATTGACAAATGGGATGGGAAGTCGCCGATTTACGGTTCTATCCCTGATTTGATCAGAATACAGAAATAACTTTGTTAACCTTGCCTTCCCGGTCTGTGAAGATAGGGCGGCAAACGGGAGGTTGGCGGAAATAGCAGACGCTAATCAAGATGTAAGGTGCAAAATTCTAGGATAACCGTTAACATCCAAACCGGCAACCTACGAGACATCTTAGGGGAGCTGACTTGAAATCAGTGAACTGCAAAAACACCACTCATGCAGGTTCGAATCCTGCACCTCCCACTATAAATGAATAAACGTTGAATATAAAACTTTAAAAGAATTAATTATGATGCATACTTGGTTTGAATGCAAAATCCGTTACGAAAAGGTAATGGAAAACGGCATGAACAAGAAAGTAACTGAACCCTATCTGGTTGACGCGTTGAGCTTTACTGAAGCAGAAGCCCGTATCATTGAAGAAATCACTCCGTATATCAGCGGCGAGTTCACTGTTTCGGACATCAAACGCGCCAACTACAGCGAACTGTTCCCCTCTGAAGAAGATGCAGCCGACCGTTGGTTTAAGTGTAAGCTGTTCTTCATCACGCTGGACGAAAAAAGCGGAGCGGAGAAAAAGACCTCCACTACCGTATTGGTACAGGCTTCCGATCTTCGCGACGCTGTAAAGAAACTGGACGAAGGAATGAAAGGTACAATGGCAGACTATCAGATCGCATCCGTAGCCGAAACCGCCATCATGGATGTATATCCGTATGAAGCTAAGGAAGTTCCGATATCCAACACTCAGATATCGGAAGGTGCTGATTCTCCTGTAGTACGCAATTTTATCCAGTCCCTACCGGATGGTTGCAGGACAACCATAACAGTAGCAGGAAAGCAGGTTGTTGTCGACAAGACCGGCAAGGACACAGTAGTAACCCCACATAAGGAAAAAGACGATGACATACGAAGAGATGATTAAAAAAGCGCAGTCGTACAAAATGCGCGGGAAGCCGAAGAATGACGAGCACCGCATACAGTCCGCTTGTGTCCGCTGGTTCCGTTTAAAATATCCGAAACTTAAAAACGTGCTTTTTGCTGTTCCCAATGGTGGCAGACGTGATGCCATCACCGGAGCGAGACTGAAGGAGGAAGGTGCAACCAGCGGAGTGTCAGATTTGATACTGCTGAAGAGCAACCGCTTCTATGGAGGACTTTGCATTGAGATGAAAAAGCCGGGAGGCCGCCAGTCTCCTGCACAAAAGGAATGGCAGAAGGATGCGGAAGCCAACGGAGCGAAATACGTCGTCTGTAAATCATTGGATGAGTTTATGAAAGTGACAACTGATTATTTGAATGACGTATGACAAACAGAAAAACTATAAACCATAAATTGAATTGCAAGTATGGAGATAAACTGTAAATATTGTCCTAAAAACGATGGGACCGGCAACTGCCTCATTAACGGATGCCCCCTGCCTCCTGTCATAAAGGAGATAGAAGAAATGCAGTCCTTTTTGGAGATAACCGCAAGTGACAATCCAAAGGAGCTTATAGACCGCCTCACTGATATAAACGTCTATCTCGCACGCTCTGGCAAGCTGCTTGCTGACGCCAAGGCATATCAGGATCAGGTGACAGCGAATGTATATGCCAGCCACATGGAATTCATCTCACGTGTTCCCGCGACTGTCGCCATGAAATTTGTCGCCGCGCAAAGTGTGACCGCCAATCAGATTGTGACATGGCTGGACCGTATAAACCGTACCCTCGTCCATGCCGGAGACAATATCAGGACCCAGATATCCTTTGCCAAACAGGATATGGCACTGCAAAGGAAAGGCTACTGATAAATAACGTTTAAATTATTGATATTCAGAAATATATTTATTGTAATCCCATAACAAAAAGTTAACTTTACAATATATATAACAAACTGATTATCAAACAATAGACATGATGAAAAAGGATACAAAAAGGAAATCATTTGTCTTCTATATAGAATGGCAGGAAGTGCTGATGGAATATCCTGAGGAGGTCAGACTTGAAGTGTACGATGCAATTATCAAGTACGCCGCATCGGGGACACTGTCGGAGCAGAAACCGTTGGCTAAAATGGCATTCTCTTTTATAAAGAAACAGATAGATGAGAATTTGCTACATGAACCTCCAAGCGGAGAAAACCACTGGAACTGGAAATGTGGAATTACTGATGATAACCACAGATGCAGGAATTCAAGCGGCTATAGAAATTGGCGAAATTCAGTCTTGGAAAGAGACAACTTTACATGTTGCCGTTGTAAAAAACGTAACGTGGAGTTAAATACACACCATATCAAACCATTTTCTTTATATCCCGAATTGAGATTCGATATAGATAATGGCATTACATTGTGTCGAGAAATGTCATATAGGACTACATAAAGAACAAATGAAATGGGAAAAGAAAGTTTTTTGATATATAAATCGTTTTACAAGCCTATATCGAAGTTATCGGACAAGCAACTTGGAAGATTATTCCGAGCTATATTCAAGTATCAACTTGGCGAGATTATTACGGTAGAGGAGGACATTGAAATAGCATTTGAGTTCTTCAAGAATCAATTTGAAATAGATGAAAACAAATACCATGGCATTGTCGAGAGAAACCGTAGTAATGGAAGCAAAGGGGGTGCTCCGAAGAGAGCGAAGAATGATAATTCGGATGATATTGGAACAACCCAAATAAACCCAAATAACCCAGTGGGTTTTTCAGAACCCAAAAAAGCCGATAATGATAATGTAAATGATAATAATAACTCTCTCTCTAGCGCGCATACGCGTGAAAACCTGGGCGATATTTCATCAGAAACATTCGATATGGATTTAGATAAATGCTTCGCGGACCTAAAGTCTGAGGAAGGATGGCTGAGGAATGCTTGGGAACGGGCATACAGGAACGGATTCAGGAACTTCACTTTGGATGAATGCAAAGACAAATACGTTGACCTGTACTATTGGAAGCTAAAGGGGGAAGGCGTTACACACAAGTCTGTTTCAGATGCAAAACGCCATTTCTCAAACTGGTTGATAACGGAACTTAAAAAACAGAAAGATGACAGAGCAAGAACAAAAACTTTCAGCAGAGCTACAACAGATCCGACAGGAAAAGTCATTTGCGGCGAAACTGAAACAGGAACAGATATACAATCTGGTGGAGCGTCACAAAAAGACTATTCTGCAAGATTTTGAATATGACCTGACGAATCCAGCCGAATATTACGCCCATCGTGATCTTGTCAGGCAGCTGGGCAATGATTATACTGGACGTGAATTCAGGGAGTTCGAGGTTGACGAGAACAACTCGAAGATATTGTCTTTCCTGCTGTATTACTTCAACGGATGCAGACTGGCCGAGAAAGTGTTTCCCGATGAGGATTACAAGATTCACAAGAACCTGCTGATTGTCGGGACACCCGGCACTGGAAAAACAATGATCATGCAGATTTTCGCCGATTATCTGCGTCTGACACGGAATCCCAGTCAGTTTGAAAACCTCTCCGTCACCCAGATGATGAACTACTACAAGATGAACGGACACATAGACCTGTATTCCTACAACGAGGGGCAGTCAAAAGGATTCAAGCCCGCCCCGTTCAATATCTGTCTGAATGACATAGGTCTGGAAACCGAGAATCAGAAGAGCTACGGTACCAGTCTTGACAGCGTGATAGACGAGTTTCTCTATGCGCGTTATGAGATTTACCAGCAGTTCGGGAAGAAATACCATATCACCAGCAATCTGAACATCGGTGATTTCAGGAAACGGTTTGAAGGACGTCTGATTGACAGGTTCAAGAGTTTTAATGTCATTCCCTTGCTCGGAAACAGCCGCAGGAGATGACAGTTATATTAAGTTAAGCAGATGCGTTTTTAAGATTATATTATTTGAGAAACAAATAAATAAAAGTTATCTTTACATACATAAAAGAATTAATAAAAACCAAGAGCAATGAACATTACGAAAGTTTTGGCGGAAGAAGTTGCCAATAAAATGGTAGAGCCGTTAGAAAAGAAAATCAACCTGTTGCATGATGAACAGGTCAGGATTACGGAAGAGGTGATCCGAAAATCCATTCCACAGGAAATCACCGACTGTTTTCAAAAGTTCCGGTCTTATTTCTCTGTTGCATATAGCATCACACTGTTTAACGGTTCCTATGAAAAACGTGTTGCCGGACTGAAAGGATTTCCCAGCGCAAACGCTTACTATCCTCACATTGAGGCGGACAGGGAAGTTATTGAAAAGATAGACAAACTGGAAATCGAGATCAGTGCGGTAAAGGATGAGAAGACCAAGGTATATGAATCAGTCGTTGCGTCACTTCTGACATTACGGACATTCAAAAGAATCAAAGAGAATTTCCCTGAGGCATACAGACATATTGCCTGCTATGAAGATAAGGGAAAAACATCCGTATCCCTGCCGATAGACAATATCATGGACACTTTGAAAAAATACACCGTATGACATCTTGGGGAAGTTCACATTTTACAACTTCTCCCCTATTCTGCGGATAATCTGACTTTATTTTTATTTGAAAGTCAAACAAAATTTATTATTATGCAAGAAACAACTCAATTGAACACACTGACCAACATCGTATTTGTCCTCACGGACGTTTTAGAAACCAACCTTCTAGAAATGCAGCAGCAATACAAGAAGGAAGGCTTTGAATTGCGGCACGATTCAAAAAGAAACTTCAACACAGCCATAGCCGCGATAAAGAGATTGAAAAGTGATGTGAATCATTGCAGCGAATCCACTCAGGAAAACTTCGGCAATGATTCTGACATGGTGAACGCCATGTTGCTCACACTGATTGACAGATGCGGTGATGATGACAACCTCGCTTATAAGATGTACGAATACATTAAATCTTTCCCGTCCAAACTGAATCTGGACTTGGATTTGGATAATGCGTTCAGCCACCTGTTTAGAAAGGAGAAATCAACAAAAGAATAGCATAATGAAAGATTATATAGAATTTTTGAAAGACAAGATGGCAATCAGCCATCAGACTGGGTTTGAAGTCAGACCGGAAGAAATTTCCCCGTATTTATACCCTCATGTGAAAGATACAGTACGTTGGGCTATTTCCGGCGGTTGCAGGGCGATATTCTCCAGCTTCGGTATGCAGAAAACCGTAACCCAGTTGGAGATACTGCGGGTGATCCTGAACCGCACAGGAGGCAAAGGGTTGATAGTTTGCCCCAAGCGTGTAGTAGTGGAGTTCCTGACACAGGCCGAAAAGCATCTGGGTATGAAAGTGACCTATGTACGTACTATGCAGGAGGTGAAGCAATGTCCGACCAATATCATGGTGACAAACTATGAACGTGTCCGTGACGGCGAGGACGGAATAAGAATAGAACCTTCCTACTTTACCGTTACCTCATTGGATGAAGCGAGCGTGTTACGTGGATTCGGAACCAAGACCTATCAGGAGTTTCTTCCTATGTTTGCAGAAGTTCCGTACAGGTTTGTTGCCACTGCCACACCGTCACCCAACAGATACAAGGAGCTGATACACTATGCCGGCTACCTTGGAGTGATGGATACCGGGCAGGCACTTACAAGGTTCTTCCAGCGTGACAGCACGAAGGCGAACAATCTTACCCTCTATCCCCACAAGGAGAAGGAATTCTGGTTATGGGTAAGTACATGGGCGTTGTTCCTCACCAAACCGTCTGATTTAGGTTATCCCGATACAGGATATGAGTTACCAGAGTTACGGGTACATGAAGAAGTCGTGAGTGTGGATAACTCCACTGCCGGAGCCGACCGTGACGGGCAGGTGAAAATGTTCCGTGAGGCTGCTCTCGGTCTGGCTGATGCTGCAAAGGAACGCCGGGACAACATGCAGGAAAAGATTGCCCGTGTGGTGGAGATAATCAATCGCCCGGAAAACAAGGATGACCATTTCCTTTTATGGCACGACTTGGAGGCTGAACGTGAGGCACTCTGCAAGGCAATTCCCGGATGTAAGGCTGTGTATGGCTCGCAAGATGATAAGGAAGCGGATAAGGTAATAGCAGATTTCAAGGACGGCCGTCTGAAGTATCTGGCCGCAAAACCGGAGATGCTGGGTGAGGGTCTGAACTTCCAGTACCACTGCCACAAGGCAATCATGTTCATCGACTACCGTTTTAATGACAAGTTCCAAGCGATAGCCCGTATCTACCGTTTCATGCAGCAGCATCCCGTAGAGCTTTACTTGGTGTATGCCGAAAGCGAAGGTGAAATATTCAAATCATTCATGCAGAAGTGGGCGCAACACCGCCAGATGGTAGCCAAGATGACCGATATAGTCCGCAAGAACGGTTTGTTCGGTTTGCAGGCAGAGGAAAAGATGATGCGGTGGATGTTTGCCAGCAGGGAAGAAAAGTCCGGCAAACTGTGGAAAGCTATCAATAATGACAATGTACTTGAATGTCAAAAGATGGAAGATAATTCGGTAGACCTGATTGTAACCAGTATCCCGTTCTCCAACCACTACGAATATACGCCTACCTACAACGACTTCGGGCATAATGAAGACAACGGCAAGTTCTTTGAGCAGATGGACTATCTCACCCCGGAGCTTATGCGTATTTTAAAGCCCGGCCGGTTAGCCTGCATCCATGTAAAGGACCGTGTACTGTTCGGCAACGCTACGGGTGACGGTATGCCCACCATCGACCCGTTCAGCGAAATGACTGTGTTCCATTATCTGAAGCACGGGTTCCGCTACATGGGGCGTATTACAGTGGATACGGATGTGGTGAGGGAGAACAACCAGACTTATCGGCTTGGATATACAGAGATGTGCAAGGACGGTTCAAAGATGGGTATCGGTTGCCCGGAATATGTTCTTCTCTTCCGAAAGTTGCCTTCTGATACCTCACGAGCCTATGCTGATTTGCCGGTGACAAAGAATAAGAGTGAATACTCGCTTGCCCGTTGGCAGATAGATGCCCATGCAAGTTGGAAATCTTCTGGTAACTCTCTATTGAGCTATGAGGACATGAAAGGAGCCGGAATAGATAAGATACGCCATCTGTTCAGGAACTACGAACGTGAACATATATATAACTACGAGGAACATGTATCATTCGCTGAAGAATTGGAAATATACGGAAAGCTGCCTAAAACATTTATGGCCGTTGACCCTGTAAGCAAGAAAGATTGGATATGGGATGATGTCACCCGTATGCGCACGCTCAATACCAAGCAGTCACAGAAGAAACGGCAGAACCACATCTGCCCTTTACAGCTCGATATCGTTGAAAGACTGATTGAACGGTATTCAAACAAGAGTGAGTTGGTGTTTGACCCCTTCGGAGGTATCGGCACAGTACCTTATTGTGCCATCAGACTGAAACGTAAGGGATTATCTACAGAACTGAATTATGACTATTGGAAAGACAGTCTTTCATATCTGTATGAGGCGGAGATGGAAGTTAGCGCACCCACATTGTTTGATTTGATGGACAGTGCCGTATGAACATCTATCACACAGAACCCAGATTCGACTGCGAAAAATTCGCTCCATGCGGGCGCATCTCCCTGCACAAATGCCGGAAATACAAAGGCAGACTGGATGAATGCAGGGGATGTACGCTTGTACACCGTAAAGCCAAGACGGTTGCCGGTACGGAAGCCGGAAGAAAGGTTTGTCCGCATTGCGGACGTTCCCTTCCGCTCCACCGGTTTTATAACAGGACTGTCAGATGTGGGGATAAGGAATACCGATGTCTCACCTCCTGGTGCAAGATGTGTATGAGTGAAGTCGCAGCGGAAAGAAATCGTAATAATTAATTTAAAAATCCAATGAAAAACGTAACGAAAATAGCCAAGAAGTCCGCAGGGCTTAGCCAAAAATGCTCGATTTGCCCACTTATGCAAAGATGCACTTTAGAAATCCATAGAGCCTGTTTTGACAGCTTTGTAGAGGGTTTCAAGAAAGGGGCCAGAGCTGCTGAAAAAGAAATAAACAAGAAATTCAAATCGGAACAGATATGAAACAGACAGCAGAAGAAGCGGCAAGGGGATATTCCAATGATTGCAGAAACAGGCAGCGTCATTGTGAACCGTACTGCATTGTTGACTTTATTTCTGGTGCCGAATGGCAGTCAAAGCAATCACCTTGGATAAGCGTTGAAGATAAACTGCCTTCTTTAAACCAAAAAGTAATAGTTTATAACGGGAAACAAATATATATATCTCATAGGACAGAAAAAGACTACGCAAAAGATGCTAATTCCTTCTTGTATGGATTGCAGACCTATAATGTTGTAGCATGGATGCCCATCCCGTCTTTCGATGAGATACTATACGCCAACAGGGATATGCTGGAACGAATTAAAGAGAAAGGAGATTGAATATGAGGTTTATATTAATTATACTTATGACAGCCACGATGTTATCTTGTAAAGATGACATGGAACATAGATTAAAAGGTGGAATGGTTATTACTGTTAAGGGAGATACCATAAAGTTTTATGGAGGAACGTTTACTTATAAATTATTTGGTGAAAGAGATATTAGGGGTGTTGTAATTGATGAATCAAAAGAAAAAGAAGATTAGCTATGGTAATAAAGAAGATAATTTATAAAATATCTATCTATAAGGTACTGCCACCTTATAAGAATTGGTACAGTATCATGACTAATGACGGACTAAATCGTAGTAATGTTGTAATTATTGGGAAAAAGCAATTACTGAAAGTAGCTTTAGCCTTGATTGTTATGGCTATTTTTAATAAAAGGACTACTATAGATAAATTCAAATCGGAACAGAAATGAGCCTTGGGCGGCTTTGTAAAACCCATAGAAACAATGATGAAAAAGTATATTGGAACAAAATTAGTTCAAGCCACACCAGCAATTCGCAAGGGTGGAAAAATTTATCTACCTACTGATGCTATTCCAAAAACAATGGAACCAGTAGAAGAAGGTTATAAGGTGGTGTATGAAGACGGTTATGAAAGCTGGTCACCTAAAGATGTCTTTGAAAAGGCTTATCACGTGGCTGATACCCCTCTTGACCGTATGTATATCGAATATAATGAGTTGATGGACAAACATAATAAGTTAGTACTGTTCCTTGGTCGAAAAGACGCTATTGAAATAGCAGGTGAAAATCAGGTCGCCTTAATGGAGGTTCAAAAAGTACAGATGCACGACTACATTCTTACCTTGAAAGAGCGCATTGATTTAATGAAGAAATAAATATTGCCATACGGTGGTTGAATATCTACCGTATGGCTTAATACAAGAAAAAAAGGAACTAAAAGATGATACTTACTACTGGTAAGATAGTATTCGTTACCGATCCAGATGAATCAGACTGCTATATTGAGAACTTAAGGATGGAGTACAACACAAATCTTTTACAATAGTATTTACAACCGATTATTGATCAATATTTTATAGGTGATAAGTCAAAAATATGGTTGTTGTCTTTAATTGTACATTCTAAAGGGTGAAGATTTAACGTTTTTATTGATTCTTAACTCCTTTGGAAAACCAACTTAAGCTGTTTCTTCTTTTTCAGCACAATTTGCTTTGTATATTTCACTACTATTTTTGGCTCATTGCAAAAGTATAGAATTTTTTGTTTTGATAGAAAAATCGAAATGTTTGCAGTACAGCAGAAAAAACATTATCTTTGCATCAACAATTTCCGCCACGCCTCTTTACAATGCGTACCAGGGCGGAACTTATTTTTATATACATATGATAACATACACTAAGCAGCCCATAAGTATTGCTGACCAAATAGCAATGTTGAAAAACAGGGGACTTCTGTTTGAAAAGTGAATTGCAACTTTATCTAAATAACAATGAAAAGAATCTTTTTGGCATGTATTTGCTATCTGTTGATTTTGCCTACAGGCTTATGGGCAAAACGAATCATTAAGGTGGCGTGCGTGGGCAACAGTATCACGTACGGTGCAGGTATTTCCAACCGGGAGAAAAACTCTTATCCCGCCCAGTTGCAGTATTACTTGGGCGATGATTACGAAGTCCGCAACTTCGGTTCGAACGGAGCAACGGCGCAGTCGGACGGCGATTATCCGTATGTCCGTACTGGGGTGTACGGCGAATCGAAAAACTTTCTTCCGGACATTGTCCTGATTAAATTGGGAACGAACGACACCAAGCCGCAGAACTGGAAAGACGAAAAGCATTTTATGGAAGAATATCAAACGCTTATCGATACCTACCGCTCGCTGGATTCGCATCCGCAGGTGATTCTGCTCACTCCGGTGCGTTGCTTCCTTACCGAGAAGAACACCGTCAGTCCGCGCATTATCGAAGAAAAGGTACGTTTGGTAGTCGAACAGCTGGCTTACGATAACGGACTGGGTATTATTAATCTGCATAATCTGTTTGGCAACCAGTGGGATCAGGTCATTATGCCGGACCGTTTGCATCCGTCTTCTATCGGTGCGGGTGCGATGGCGCGTAAAATCGGCGATTACCTGCTGAATGCAGTTCAAAGTAAGCCGGCAGCCATTGTACCCGAAAATGCGACCTCCTTTAATTTTCACGGTTATCAGGGATACGATTTCCAGTTGGATGGGGTTCCTTGCAAAGTGGTACGTCCGGCTAAAGAAGCACAGGGAAGACCCTGGATATGGCGGGCTCGTTTCTGGGGACATGAGCCACAGACCGACATCGACTTGCTGGAGCAAGGTTTCCATGTGGTATATTGCGATGTAGCCGACTTGTATGGTGCCGATAAGGCAGTAAAACGTTGGAACAAGTTTTACAAATATCTGGTGAAGAATGGTTTTCATAAAAAGACCGTACTGGAGGGCATGAGCCGTGGCGGACTGATTGTTTACAACTGGGCTGCACAGAACTCTGATAAAGTGGCTTGCATCTATGCCGATGCACCGGTCATGGACATCAAGAGCTGGCCGATGGGAAAAGGTGCTTATGCAGGTTCGGCCGAGGATGTGACACGGATGCTGGCAGCCTACGGCTTTAAGAATGAGGAACAGGCTTTGCGCTGGAAAAAGAATCCGCTGAATCATGCGGCCAAGATTGCACAGGCAGACATTCCGGTACTGCACGTAGTGGGCGATGCAGACGATATTGTTCCGGTGTCAGAGAATACAGCCCTTTTCGAAGCAGAAATGAAACGTCTCGGTGCCCCGATTACCGTGATTCACAAACCGGGTATCGGCCATCATCCGCATTCACTGAACAATCCCGAATCCATTGTACGTTTCATACTGAAAGCTACCGGCCGGTGGTCCAACAATTGTACCCATGCCGTTCCCGGAAACGAGTATCGCTCGGCTGCCGGATGGGTGGAAGGCTCGGAGTGGCATTCGGTGGCACAGGATATCGAAACCACGCTGAACGAACGTAAACTGAAACTGCTGTTGCTGGGCAATTCCATTACGCAAGGTTGGGGCGGCATGCGTAAGCTCGTCAGCTACAAACCGGGCAAGCAGGCCATGGACGACGCTTTGGGACAGGGAAACTGGGAAAGTGCCGGTATCTCGGGTGACCGTACGCAGAACTTGCTTTGGCGTGTCCGTTACGGAAACTATAACCGGTGTACTCCGGAATATGTGGTGATTGCCATCGGAATCAATAATCTGGTAGTCGGTCAGGACACAGCAGACGATACGGCTGAAGGTATCATCGCCGTTACGGAAGAGGCCTGCAGGCAGTTCCCTGATTCAAAGATTATCCTGTTGGGACTTTTCCCTTCCGGAAAGGAGCAGGGCAGTGCAGTCCGTGAACAGTGCAACCGCATTCATAAACTGCTGGGCACGCATACCTTCGGAGCTCAGGTCAGTTACACAAATCCTACAGGCTGGTTTCTTGACGAAGATGGAACGATTCGTGACGGACTTTACAGCGGCGATTATATTCACTTCACAGACAAAGGTTATGCTTGTGTAGCCTCACATCTGATACAGTTGATGAAATAACACTAAAAGAAAAATAAGTATGAAAACCACTTTCAAGTTTGCAGGATTGTCTGCTTTATTATTCGGGCAGTCGCTTTGTCTGCTTGCACAGACAGCCTGGCATAACCCGGCGGCCGATTCGCTGTTGCCCATTCAGGGAAGAGCCTGGAATGCGGAAACCGGAAAGGCCTACCAGCGTTTGCCGCAGCGGGCCGAACAACTGGTCCGTAAACCCGTGTGGGACCTGTCGTTGCAGACAGCAGGACTCTATGTGAAGTTTTACACCAATGCTCCACAAATTCAAGTAAAGTATCAGGTTACGGGGGGATTCTCGATGCCCCACATGCCGGCAACAGGTGTCAGCGGAGTAGACCTTTACACGATGGACTGCAACGGGCAGCAATACTGGTGCGCGGCCAACTATCAGTTCGGTGATACAGTGCGCTATACGTATAACGACCTGACATACCGCAACACGCACGATAAGGGAAACGAATTCACCTTGTATCTGCCTCTGTACAACGGTGTGAAGTCTTTACAGATTGGTGTGCCCAAAGGCAGCCGCTTCGATTTCGTGCGTCCGTCGGTCGAAAAGCCTGTCGTGATATACGGAACTTCCATTGCGCAAGGGGCATGTGCTTCGCGTCCCGGTATGGCCTGGACCAATATCCTGCAGCGCAAGCTGGATATGCCGGTCGTTAATCTGGGCTTTTCGGGCAACGGACAATTGGACGAAGGTTTCTTCAAATTGCTGGCCGAAGTGGATGCGGCAATGTATGTGATAGACTGTATGCCGAATATGACGAACGACCGTGTAGGACTTATCCGTCCGCGTCTGGAAAAAGGCATCCGTATATTGCGCAGCAAAAGCAAAGCTCCCATTCTACTGGTAGAGCACGATGGCTATATGGGCTTTTACGCTTCGGATAAGAAAGGAAAGGAGTTCCGTAAGACCAATGAGCAGTTGCGTGCCGTATACGATTCGATGAAGGATGAAGCCGGAAATCTGCATTACATTACGTTTGACGAGCTGGCACTGTCTATGGACAGTCAGGTGGACGGAGTGCATGCTACCGACCTGGGTATGCAGCAGTATGCCGATGCCTATTATAAGAAAATAACCGGTATCCTTTTCCCGGAGCAGGCGACTTTATCCTTTACACCAGGCAGATAGCACCGCGATTCTTTCACATACCAGTGGACAAAGCGGCATGATGAAATTCAGAATTATAATTCAACCGTGCAGCCACAAATTGTAATGTTAGGGAACTTTATCACTCACTTTTGGGGCAGATTGCCTTACGAAAAGCGCAGAATGGCCGATGATGTATGGCAAAAGCTGTTCAGGGGTAAGTCGGTTGTGAATCTGGGTTACGGATGGGACCGGATAGAGAACGTACAGTGGCGGGTGCTGCATGGCGAACTGCTCTTCCGCTTTTTCAGTCAGGAGCCAGTCGGTGATACTTTCCATATCGACAGCCGTACCGAAGAACTCGTCAACATGCTTCTTGTTGTAATAGTTCTTTCCAGCGATGCGGCAGATGGGGATACGGTTGCGTTTGGCGGTGGTATAGAGCCATGACTGCCTGACCTTATAAAGGGACATCACCTCTTCACCGGAATATAATAACAGATAAAAAATGAACAATATTAATTTGAACGAACTACGGAATCGTGCTTATAAGACCGCCTGTGAGCACGGTTTCCATGATAAAGAATTGAGTAACGAACACTGCCTTTGCCTTATCGTTGGAGAGCTTATGGAAGCTGTGGAAGCGGATAGAAAGGGAAGATTAGGAAAGAAATGTAAATCACGTTTTGAAATGGACTATAATCGCTATCCTGCATTAGTGGAAGAAGAAAAGCGATTTAAGTGTTCCTTTGAAAAAAATGTAAAAGATACACTTCCAGACGAACTAAGCGATGCGGTTATACGCCTGCTTGATTTGGCTGGATTAAGAAATATATCCATTGATGATTTTCCTGAAGAAGCGATATATGGTGCATCCGAAAGTTGCGTAGGTGAAACATTTACTGAAAGCATATACGCCATATCCACATTGCCAATTCGTTATTTTTATGAATATAATTATTCTTTTGAAAGTCAGATAGGTCATATGTTATTATCAATCTTCGGGCTTGCCAAGCATATGAACATAGACCTTATATGGCATGTGGAGCAGAAGATGAGATACAATGAACTAAGACCTAAGTTGAACGGAAAAAGATATTGATTATGAAAACAATTATATTTACAATCATATGTATTATCGCCCTATTATGGGTTGGAGATTTCACAATTACATTTAAGCCGTTTTCTATATCACTTCCCGGTTGGTATAAGCCTGTAGGTATCATCCTGTTTGTGTTGGCAATGGCGGTATATAACATTGGAGAATACGCTAAAGGGTATAAGCATGGTTTCGATGATGGGATAAAGAATGTGTTGAAATACTTAAAAAGAAATGCGCTTAATGGGAAATATAGCTCTATGAAAGCTCCCAATCAGACTTTATGCCAAATTTGCGTGGCTCCAGCATTCTTGGCTTATTGAAAATCGTATTTGAAGCCCCCTAAATCTTTACTTTAGCGGTAGTTCACAATTTTGTGATGAGAAAAATAGAATAGTTAGTGGTGATTCTTTGGAGTTGTCGCTAATTTTTTTTTAAGAAAATTATTCGCAAAAATGCGAATGAATAAAATTAAAATGCTATCTTTGCATTAAAGAAACAAATGAGATGGTAGTAACGTTTGATAAAGAGTATCTGAAAGAATTGTATGAGTTTGGAAAGGCGAATGATAAAAAGCATCGTTTTCAACCTGATATCGTACGTAGATATAACGTTGTATAGATATAATAATCAGTGTCCCTGATGTAACTTCACTTTGTAAATACAATGGGCTGAGTTTTGAAAAATTATCAGGGGACAAAAAGGACTTTTGCTCTGTTAGAGTAAACAATCAATATCGTATTGAATTTACAACCACAGAGGTGCAAGGTGAAGTAGTGACTACCATCTGTAATATAATTGAATTGTCTAACCATTATAAATAGAAAGTTATGATTAAAATAGATGGCGTAGACCCTAAAATGATAGCTAATAACTTAATTCCTTTTGAACCGACACACCCGGGAGAAGTATTAAAAGATGAAATTGAATTTAGGGGTATTTCTCAAAAGAAACTTGCTAAAGAGATGGGTGTGTCTTATACTGTATTAAATGAAATTCTGAATGCAAAGCGTTCACTAAATACAAAATATGCTATGCTCCTAGAAGCCGCGTTAGATTTAGATGCGGAACCTTTGCTCAAAATGCAAACATCTTATAATTTGCAAATGGCAAAAAAAGACAACAGGTTTATGGAGAGAATTAATAAGGTGCGTAAGATTGCAGCGTTATTATGATTGATGTTAGAGAATTAAGGATTGGTAATTATGTACACCTTTTTAAGAGTTTTATTATAATTTAGGCGTGATTCCATTTGGTTTCACGCCTTTTTGTACCATTCTCTAAAGTTTTTTCAAATACTTTACAGTAACTTTCTAAAGTTTACTTATATTTCTTCATCTCCGGCAAATGTTTCCTTATGTCACTAATACGTGTTGCGTCACTCGGATGCGTACTCATGATCTCTGGCACTGAACCCGATCCGCCCGCCGACATCTTCTGCCAGAATGTGACGGCCACATTCGGATTATAACCAGCCATCGTCATAAGAATAAGCCCCATATAGTCAGCCTCGGTTTCATGTTTGCGTGAGAATGGAAGCATCACACCGTATTGTGCCCCAAGACCATAGACTATATTCCCGGCTTTCTGTATGGCGGCGGATTTTCCACTGAGAGCCTCCCCCAAAATTTTCGCTCCGTATTGTGCAACCAGCTGCTGACTCATACGCTCATTGCTATGCTTGGCCACAGCGTGCGCCACTTCATGTCCGATAACTACAGCCAGTTCGTCATCAGAGGAAACCAGATTCATCAGTCCCTCATACACAACGATTTTGCCTCCCGGCATACAGAAAGCGTTCACCTGATTATCCTTAACCAGATTGAATTCCCATGAGAAGTTCCTCACCTCACCGGACATTCCATTATTTTCCAAGTATTGTTCCGTGGCAGCGGCTATTTTCTTTCCGACACGTGTCACCATGCTTTCTTTGTCGCGTTACTTGATATCGGTGCCGACTTGATATATTCCGAATACTGGGTCAGACTTGATGAAAGCACTTCGGAGTCGGATACAAGCAGCATCTGTTTCCTGCCTGTCAAAGGAACACTTCCACAACCGTATAACAGAAGCACGGTTGCAAATAAAGTCACAATTTTTTTCATGCACCTATAATTTTAAAAGTATGAACAAAGTTAACGATTATTTTCTAATTGTGATAAGTCGATATATGAAAAAGCATTGCACATATCATTGGACGGTATTCATACAAAGCGCGACTGAAATGAACATGTCAATATCCAACTTTAAGTTAAATCAAGTTTAACTTGCTGTTAATCAGATGATTATATTTGCACACATCACTAATAATCAGTATCTTAGCTATATAAAAGAAACCAATATTACTAACAATTAAAACATAGAAGATATGAAAGTAACAGATATTAAAATGTACATCAGTACATTGTCTATTATCAAAAAAGGTCAAGAAATTGAATGTGGTGACTTTTTAGGTGGTAGAAAGTAAATGCCAGTCAAGAAGATGCCTTGAATAGCATGAAAAATGCTGTATATATGTATTTGTTTGCATCTATCATGAAGAAGGATAAAGGTTACAAAACAATGGCATTCACAATAACCGCTTGCAATTCTGCTATTTATGATAACAGCATGAAGACAGAGGTTGTATGTAAGGTTGGTTATAAAGAAATGATACAGCTTATCAAAGATGGGTATAGAAGTCCACTATTTGATACTCGCAAGCTGAAATCATTGGTAGATATGAGACTTAAAGAGCTAAAGATAGCATAATAACCAGCAGGGCGAAAGCCCTGCGCAACAAAAAAGAATATGACCAAGAAAGAATTAATTGCAGCACTTGCAAATGTAAATGATGACGCGGTGGTATTGTTTGGCACGAAAGAAATTCAGTTTTTCGGTGCATTTGCTACACAGGTATATATTAACTGGGATAGTAATGAGGTTCTTATAGCCAATAAGCACACAGATGCCACAACACCAGTTTACTGCGAGTTATTACATGAGGATAAAACGCATTAACATAAATCGGCAGGGCGAAAGCCCTGCGCAATATAGAAGAATATGAAACGGTATTATTTAGAGCTTAACGGTGTATTTGTGAAAGATTCTAATTCTCTTAAAATCATAACAAGACATTATGAAAATTACCGTAAAAAGTATAAAGACGGTTTAATAGGTGTCTATGACAAACAAACAGGTGAATATATATTTTGATTATTTTAAGTCCTAATCCGGTAGCCTTCGGGCTACCACAATATACACGATTATGAAAACAATGGCTTTTTATGTAAATGGTGACGAAATGGTACAAGTTAATTTTGAATCATCTAAAACAGAATGCTTGTTACTTATTATCAATAGACTGTGTAGATATGTTGCACGCTTTGGATATAATGTTCAAATAGAAATTAGAAATTGATTATGAAAGCAGATTTAGTTTTAGTTATCAGCCCTGAAGCCCCACTGATGAAGCAACTGGGCAAAGTGTTAGGTAAGATGGTAACCCCTTATGACTTCTCTACTATAGAGAGGGGTGAAAAGTACATCACCATACAGCATGATGAAACAGGGCTTGTAGTGGCTTATACAAGTGAAGAAAGATTGAATGTGAAACATTAAATATAGATTATTATGGGTGAAATAGCAGATAGTTTAATTAACGGTGAATTTGATTTTATTACAGGGGAATATATAGGTGAAGCGGTTGGCTATCCAAGAACGCTTGCTTATGGCAGACATGAATACATGCCACCAGTTGAAAAGAAGCCTACCAGCAAGGCGAATGTCTGTATAACTAACATGTGTAAGGACAGAGGTTTCAGTAACCGTGAAAAGATTGAATTAGTAGCCAAATTCTTGTATAGCAAAGGTTATAAACAATTGCCTAACCTATCCCATCAGTATAAAATCATTCACAGCCAGTACAAGAATGATTTTAAAAAGTTTTTGGTTGAACAAGTAAAGCAAAGAAAGGATGAATAATATCTTCACAATATGCTATTCAGAAGAAGAAGCAAATGAAATAGGCCACTTCATTTTGAGTAGAGGATACGAGGGTGTTCAAAATGATAGCTATAGATATTGCCGTGAAGCGATTTGGTGGGCTTTCAAACAAGCTAAAAGGCATCATTTAAATTGCATCTACGTTGGCGTTGCAGGTTGCCAAATGACTGTATCAAAATCAAAGCGAGGTCTTAGACGAAACGGTCTTAAATACATAGAGAAAAGGCGAATGTTTTACAAATTACTAAGTAAGTATTGATAAATGATTATGAACTCAATTAACGACGAAAGAGGTTGCAGCGTATGCCAACCCGGTAAAGAGAATTACACTACCTACACAACGAAGTTAGGCAGAAAGAGAGTGAGAATGTACCAGTACGATTACCGTACTGAAAGTGGTGAACTCTTTGCTTGTTGTGCGCCTACCTTAGAGGCGTGTAGAGAAAGACGGGACAAATGGCTTACTGGAAGCACAAGTGAAGACAAGAGATGCTCTTATTAATGAATTGAAGGAAGGAGGTAAGCAATGACGCAGAAACAAGCATTGAAGTCGTTAGAGGATTACTGCAAGGTAAACAATATGCACCTAACAAGTTCCTCATTTACCAGAAACGCTTATGCAATTGTGGCGCATGACACAAACCAAACCTGGAACCGAATATTTGAAAATGGAATACCATGCCACCGTTTAAGCGGCTATCATACGCCAAAAGAGCTTTTGATATGGCTTGACGCTATCACGCCGGGATACAGAAAGGAGGTAAGAAATAGGGATGATTAAATTTAGAGGTGTAAATATCTTTGGCAATGAATGGTTGTATGGGAATCTTGTTAAGATAGAAGAAAACAGATATTCCATATTGCCCGAAATAAATGATATGCCGACATGCAAGTGTATAGCTGATTATGATGTAGATCATAATACCATTGGTCGATTCACTGGTTTGTTCGATAAAAACGGGAAAGAAATCTATGAGCGTGATTACATTTCCATAATCTACAAGTATGAAGGCATCGCAAATGGATGCGCTATCCCCGATCATGATTGTATTTGTTATGGAGAAGTGGTTTACATGGATGGCTTCGCTTGCTTTGGCTTGCGTCTGCATAAAGCGGAATACCCAATAAGCCAAGAATTAAAAGAGTGCCAGTACCTTACTGTCCCTCTGCTTCAGTTTGATCTGGAATGTGATAGTATTGAGGTATTTGGAAATGTGTTTGATAATCCTGAATTGCTAAAATGAATAGAATATGGGAAATAAAGTAGTAGCATTTATAAGATCAAACGAATGGTTTAAGTCCACTATGGTAGAGCATGGCACACATAATGGATATGTAGCTGTCCCTTCTATGAACAAATATCATGGAATGTCTTATTTGGATATTAATGATATAGACGTTCATGGCGGTATAACATTTTCAGAACCGGCAATAAGCGGTGAAGAATCTATCGGAAGCAAAAGGAAAATTAATCCAAGGTATGTCGGAAAAAGAAATCCCATATTGGATAATGCTGAGTTTATCACCGACAACACAGAAATAGGTAATGATTGGTGGATATTCGGATTTGATACATTCCATTATGGAGATGATAAATATAATTGGGATAAACAAGCTGTCATACAAGAGACAATGAACTTGATGGAACAAATAGAAAAATAAGCAATATGAAGTACAGAATCAAAATAATAGAAACCCTTTCTAAAGTGGTAGAGGTGGAAGCGGATGATTATGATTCCGCTTTCGAGAAAGTTGAGGAAATGGTTAACTGTGAAGAAGTAGTTCTTACAGCAGATGATTTTGAAGGTCGTGAATTTTATCCGGTAGAAGATTATGAAAAGTAACAAAGAATACAAAGTAAAAGTCCAGTTTGTCTTAGAAGGAGAAGTAACTGTCAATGCTTGCAGCAAAGATGAAGCGAAAGAATTGGTTGAAGAAAGTTTTGGTCTTGTCGTTGGTGGTAATTTGCACTCTATGGATTCAAGAATAATCGATTGGGATTTCCCCGTTCATCCTGAAATGATTGTGAAGTAAATCAGTATGGCAAAAGTATATGAAAACAAGAAAGGATTCAAGGTCATACAAGCCACTCGTGGCGAAATGATATGCGCGCTCAGTGAATATGGATGTGTCGGAATTTGCGACAGCTGTGGTTCCAGTAATTGCCAAGATGGATTCTACATCGCAGTCCTTAATTGCTGGTATTGTTCTGATTGCTTCCATAAGTGGTATGCCAGAGCTAAACGCTATGCTTCCGATGAATATGTTGAAAACAAGAATTTTGAATTGTATAAGGCTGTTTTAGGGATCTATTAGTTGTTTATGATGGTAATTTAATTTATAACATTTTGATATCAAATATATTATACATTCACATCTAAATATCAGGATATGAGAACAAAAACAGAAAAAGCAATCAATTTATTCGAGTCTGGGTGCCTGAAAGAAGCGTTATCCATCCTCCGCACCTTCCGCATCGGATTCACCAAAGAAGAACGCAGAACACTGCAAATTGCAAGTGAAAGTCTTGCCGGAAATGAGAACTTCTACCAACAGATAGGAATCGACACAGATTCCATGATAAGCAAATCGGTTGAAATAATCACAGAAAAGTATTTGAGCAATGAAAAAGTTTAGTGTAAAATAGGGCGTAAAGCTTGTTACATTATAACTAATTAGTTATATTTGCATCATGGAATCAATAGAAACTAAAACCACTGATATAAGAACCATATACAAGACAGAGGAATTTGAAGAGTTCTACAATGATCTAAATGCAAGGGTAAAGGATAAGTTCGAGTATACATTTGAACTTGTACAAACGGTGTATGCCTTGCCTGTAAAGTATATAAAGCATTTGGATGGAACAGACTTATATGAAATGCGTGTGTCAGTCGGCTCTAATGAGTACAGAACTGTGTTATTTGCAATTGACAACAGCAATGTCATTTTAGCAACAAAAATAATCCTGCTTAACGGATTTTTAAAGAAATCTACAAAGGATTACAATAAGCAAATAGCCAAAGCAATACGAATTTTAAAAGATTTAGCATTATGATACAGTTAGATGAAAAGAAGTTGGCAAGACTCAGAACAACCAACCAGCAACTTAATGAGAAATATGGGGAACATGGTACAGATACTCGTGAGAAGTTCAATGAGAAGTCGATGGCATGGTATTATGGTGATATACTTCGTGAACGCCGCAAGGAGCTAAAATTGACCCAGAAGCAGTTGGCGCAGAAAATTGGTAAGGAGCAAAGTTATATCGCCCGTGTGGAAAAAGGGGAAGTAGATATCCAGTTATCAAGTTTTTTCCGCATTGCGCGTGCGTTGGGTATCGAGTTTACGCCTACATTTGTTTGAAGTTAATTTTATATTCATAGAACATTTGCTTGCATTAAGGCAGAATGGAGAAGTCCGTTCTGCCTTTTTCGTTTCTGCAAGTAAAAGTTAAATCTTTGTCTTTCAGTATTTTACGATGAAAATAAAAGATATAAACCATTGTAAATCAATTATTTATTTGTATCTTTACAATATCAAAATAACACCTATTAATAACAAGTAAAAGTAAAGAGCAATGAAAACAGAAGAACTTATCAGATACTACAAAGCAAACATTGAAGCTATTGAAAAAGGATTGAACAACGACTCTCTTTCAGCAGATAAAAAATTCAGATTGGGATATACACAACAAGCGTTGGACGGATATAAGTCTGCTTTACAAGAACTTCTTGGAAATAATAACGACTAATAATAGAAGAGAGCAAATGAGCAAAGTAACAGAACTAACAAAAGAGTTTCAAAGAGTGATGTATTCCACTACATATTCATTTGAGATTGATACCGAAGATTATGTTTTCGGATTCAAAAACACAATAAAGAAGCGTACAAAAAGTTTAGCCAAGGCAAGCAAGCTAAAAGTGAAGTTAACCAATGATTGTGGTCGGTTCTTGTCAGAAACGGTGAGAGTTGTTGCTGTACGCTTCTACAAGAATGGAGAGCTTACCAAAAAATTGAAAGCAGAAGAGATATCTGCAAAGTATAACGGATAAATCATAGAACTATGAATACTTATTATAAATTCTGTCCAAATGTATTTTTGGCAAAGTGCGATGAAAAGCACGAAAAAGGAGAAGTTATTGAGGTTACAACCAAGTATGGCAAAGAGAATGAAAGCATAGTTTTTAATCTGATTTTCGAGAAAGATGGTTTCTATTATTACTCTATCGTTCGGGCTGACGGATTTAATGTACAGGAATGGGCGAAGCAAAGAGCGGAACGCAGGCATGATTGGGCATCATTGGCTGCACAAAAGAGTAATGAGTATTTCAATCGCTCGAACAAAGATAGAGATTTCCTTTCCTTAGGCGAACCAATCAAAGTCGGACATCATAGTGAAAAGCGGCACAGGAAGATGATAGAAGATTCCTGGAACAATATGGGCAAAAGTGCTGAGCTCAGCGACAAGGCTGCCGAACATGAAAGAGTAGCCAAGTATTGGGAAAAACGTGCTGAAACGATCAATCTTTCAATGCCTGAAAGTATCGATTTCTACGAACATAAGCTGGAACAAGCTAAAGAATTCCATGAAGGTGTGAAGTCCGGCAAATACCCACGAGAACACGCCTACACTCTTACTTATGCCAAGAAAGCCGTAAATGAGGCACAGAAGAATTATGAACTTGCACTAAAGTTGTGGGGAGATGAAGAATAAAGTATACGTTTTGTTTCAAACTGATATTTGGAAAACAAAATCAAGTAGAGTGTGTTTCGGTGTATTTCTTTATGAAAATGCTGCTATTGATGCTGCCAAAGAAAATGGTTTATATACCAATGAAAGTGAAGTTGATATTATAGAATGTGAACTTGGAAAATTTGAGGAATTATGAAAACGATAGTAAAAGTCTATCTGAAAGACGAGCATGGCAATGAAGACTGGTTCGTTACCCCCATTAACCTCCCAGAACAAGAAGCGCACGAAAACTATATAGGTAAACGCTTCAATATAGGAATAGATACAGACCATATGATGAAATGTTGGAAGGTTGAGACCTTGAGAGTAGAAAAATAGTATTTTTGCCCAGTTTTATTTGAAAGACAAATAAAATATTGTATTTTTGAGGCAGAAATAAGAGAAAACAGCTAAATTGAAGGAATGACAGAAATGGGATTGTTAAGTAGCCGCCTGTCAGCGGTGAAAAAGGATGGACGTAAACAGTCTGACAGCGTGGAATATCATCCGATTGCAAGTTCAAGTCTTGCTTCCTTCAATTAGCTAACAAGGGAATTTAGCAAAGTTGGTCTATGCGTCGGACTGAAAATCCGAAGAACAAGGTTCGAATCCTTGAGTTCCCGCAACCCTTAGTAGTAGTCAAGCGAAAACAAGGACAAAAAGGCTTATGTAATTTACGGGGTGATGGAAATTGCCATCTGACACGACTGAAAGAAGCCGAAAAATTGCATGAGTGCTCTTGCGAGTAGCTTGAAAAATGATTGAGTTTGTGTTTAAGCCTGTCGGGAATATGCCCGGCAGGCATTTACGCAGAAAATGTATGAAGTTGTACATAACCTGGAAAATATGGAAGTAACAATAAGGCCTCAAAGAATATCCGACGCAGAACATAGCTGGAGGATGCGTAAGGATAAGGATATATGGAAGTACGCTATTTGCGAAAGCCCCTACTCTCCCCTATCCCTTGAATCAGAAAACAACTTTTATAGAGAACAGTCAGAAAGTGATGAGTGTATACGCTTTGCTGTTCTGGCAGACGGCATATATGTCGGCAATGTTTTCATAGATAGAATAGATGAATCAGCATACGGATTTGGAGAACTTCACACTCATATCCTTAACAAAGCCTTTTGGGGTAAAGGCATAGGCTATGAATGTAACCGGCTTATCCTTGAATATGCTTTCCGCATCGCTAAAATGAATGGGGTTTACCAATATATCAATCCCTGTAATACCGCTGCATGGAAGAATGCCCTGAAACTCGGATTTAATGATATCGGTACTTCCTCTGTCAGGTCTAACGTACATATATTCATTATAAAAAAAGAGCAATGGATAAAAGAATAGAAATTATAGAACTGCCTGTGTCCGAACTTAAGACAGAGTTTGGGAATCCCCGTAAACCATTAAAGAAGAAGGCCAAGGAGAAGCTGAAGGAGTCACTTGACAACCTTGGCGATTTCGGCGTTATCGTCATTGACGAACACAACAATATCATATCCGGACACCAACGTGTTTCCATTCTTATGGAGAATCCTGACACTCAAGTTTTGTGCAAACGCCTTATTGGTTACAGTGAATCAGAATTAAAGGCTATTAATATCAAAGCGAACACCCATGCCGGCGAATGGGATATGGACAAGCTGGCTGAATGGACCGCAGACTTGAAAATCGATTTGAGCCTTGACCTTGAAAATCTGAATGTCAAAGAAACAAAGATCAAGGATATGGAACTGATACGCTATGAAAAATACGATTATGTGATGATTGTATGTCGTAACGAGATAGACCATCTGAATCTGACCCGTGCTCTTGGAATTGACGACAAGAAAGTTCTTGTATCCAGAAACGCCACCAGAGAGCGTAAGATTAAAGCACGTGCCGTATGGTACGATGATATAAAAGCCCAGATTATGCCTAAAAAAGAAAAAGAACAATGAAAAATTTCAATGTACTGCTTACGTGCTGCTCCATCCACGTAAAAGAAATGATAGATTGTTTGAAAAACAATGAAGACGGAGTTGATATAAAAGTATATGTCGCAAATTCCGTTGCGGCCAACCTCCCGCCTGCTGAACTGTCAGACGGTAATTTTGTGGTTCCGCCCATTTCTGCTCCAAATTATGTTGAAACACTCATATCCTTATGCAAGGAATATGATGTTTCAATCATCATGCCTACAGCGACATTGGAGTTGGAAATAATGGCTCGCGCTAAAGATAAGTTTGAGCAAAACGGTATTCTTGTATCTGTTTCTTCTATTGACAGTCTTCTGGTTGCCAACAATAAGATTGCTCTTTATAGTTGTTATGCCGGCTTAATGCCCAAACAGATCATTCCTGAGAGTGTTTCCGATGTGGATGCTTTCGCCTCTATGTTCAAGTACAAAAACAGCTCTATCTGTTGTAAAGTGGACAATCTGTGCGGCGGTAAAGGCTTCGCCGTTGTGGATGACAAGAAGTGCAATGATACCTCTCTATTCAACAAGTTCGGAGAAAACAGATACATATCCTTGCTTGATTTGAAATCCATCGTTGACAATGGTAAAAATAAGGTTATCCTTCAGCAGAGAATCGAAGGACTGGATTACACCGTTAGTGCGCTTGCAGACAAAGGAGTAGTTACTCATATCTGCGGTTATGTCGGCTACATGATGGCTTTCGGCTCCATTATGTATGGAGAAATCCAGTCCAACGACATGGCGTATGATATTGTCAGCAAGATTGTGAGAGAACTTGAACTTGATGGTAATGTGGCTTTTGACTTCATTCTGAAGAAGAGCGGCAAGGTGGTACTGCTTGAAATAAACCCGCGTATCAATGCCTCTCTCCCGTTTGTACGTCATGCAGGTTGCAATATGGTTTATTTGCGATGCAAACAATTACTTGGTTATGAAATTCCATCCACATATGAACTAAATTATGGATTAAAGATGAAAAAGTTCTATGACACCCGGTATTACGTTTAACATATACGTCATGTCATATCAGCGACCTCATAAAATAATGACTAAGAATTGCCTTGAATACTGTACTTATGTCGTTAGGGAAGAAGAAGCTGATGCTTATAGAAATGCCGGCATAGATGATATGCTTGTCATTCCTAAGGATGCCACGCTTGAATGTGGCGGCAAGGTACATAGTTTCATGTCAACGCTATATTGGATAATTGAAAACACACCGGAGGATGTGATATTTGTTGCCGATGATGATATAAAGCGTTTCTGTTATCGACTTGACAATTATACTGCCATCACAGCAGAAAACTACCCTGACTGGAAAGAACGCACATGTGATGAAATACTCCGTATCGGCCAGCTACTTTACGATTTAAATCTTGGGCTTGCTTTTGATAATCCACAAATGGCTTTGTATGTGTATGACAAGGAATTTTGTTTTAAGGGAATGCCCGGTCATGTAAGATGGATAAACAAGAAAGCACTCAAGGCCAGATATGATCTGAAAGACCCGGCGATATCCGATGTTGATATGATGTTACAGGAACTGCTTATGAACAGAGTTGTACTCCTGCCTAAATATTTTCACAGCTACGGTATCCAAGCTTCCAATGAAGGAGGAACCACCATTGATTCCAGAAAGAACTACGAATATAGATGTGCAATGAAAAATAAATGGGGAAAGTATTATGAATTTGACTTTAGAAAAAATACAGCAAAGATTAATGTCAAGCGATGATTTGAAAACACCTCTATACATTGCAGACAAAAATGACTTCAAACGGAATATCACCGATTTTGTAGCCGCTTTCAGAAAATACTACCCAAACTATAATATCGGGTACAGTTTCAAGACGAATTACTGCAAAGAATTCATCAATGTGGTAAAAGAAATCGGTGGATATGCAGAAGTTGTTTCTCCCAAAGAGTATCAGCTTGCACGGAACTATGGATTTGATGACAGCCGGATTATATACAATGGAGTTATCCCTGATTTGGGCAATAAGATACGATGTGCTAATCATGGTGGAATAGTGAACGTTGATAATGTAGGTGAGCTTGGTTCACTTATCGGAATATACACCTCACCGCTTGCAATTGGAGTGCGTCTAAATTTTGATATTGGGAATGGCATAGTTTCAAGATTTGGAATTGATGTTGATAGCAAAAGTTATCAAGAAATCATAGAACTACAACGAAGAGGATTGATAAAAGTCAAATGTGTTCATTGTCATATTTCTTATGCTCGTGGACTGTCGTATTTCAAGAAGCGTGCCGAAATGATGGCTCGATATGCAAAAGAACTTAGAGCCAATATAGTTGATATTGGCGGCAACATGTTCGGTCGCATGGATGACAGTTTAAAAGCTCAATATGGAGAATATATACCATTGTATGAGGAGTATGCCAAAACTATTGGTGAAGTCTTTGCAAGAGAGTTCCCTGATGGAGAAGTGCAGCTTGTCACCGAGAATGGCACACCGATAGTTTCCACTTCCATGTCTCTACTTGCAACCATTATCGGCAAGAAAGTTATCAGAGGAAAAACAATGCTCGTTGTGGATTGCAAGCGTGATGATGTCGGTTTTGTCTGCCATACGAAAAATCCACCTTGCAATGTGCTTTCAAACGATAGCGATTACGTCGAACACGCTACCATTTACGGATGTACCTGTATTGAGAATGATATTATCCATCGTGATTATTCCGGTCCAACTAATATTGGTGATAAGATTCTTATTTCTAATGTTGGAGCTTATGGTTGTAATGTTGCCAATGACTTTATAACACATAAACCAAAATGTATTTGCATTGATGATATATAAGCCGTTAATCATTGTTTAACTCATTGTTAATCAGATATTTAAATTTTAATATCTCACTATAAATCAGTATCTTAGCATTATAAAAGAAAAGCAAAGTAATAATTTAAAATAAGAGATAGACAATGAAAGCAACAAAGTACATTAATTCAAAAGGTTTGCCAAAAGGTGCATTTATTTACAAAATAAAGAAAGATGGAACGAAATCTGCTCGCCCTACATTTCATCAGTTTTGTGGAACTGAAAAAACGGCAGAGGAAATGATAGCAAGATTGATTAAATTGAATCCAAATTCAAAATTTGAAATCGCATAATAGATTGAGATATGGCAAATGCACTATACACAAAAAACGGTCACAATATGTTTGAGGTTTCATCCCTCATTCAGAAGGCAATACGCAGGAGCAACAAAGACTATGCCTGCTATGCTGCTAACGAGTTGGCACCACGATTTAGAAAATATCTGTGGAAGCGATTACTCTGTGTTTCAGCAGAGGATTGTTATGACCTTGTTACGAATAAGATTGTAGCACTCAAACAGGCTGATGACGCACAAAGCTGGCAGGACAAATCACCTCTATTCATTGAAAAGGCTCTCGGCATTCTTCTTGCCACAAGAAAGAATCGTGATGCTGATTATTTCGCCTGTAACCTGCTTAATTCAAGAAACAGGATAGAATTGCCAAAGGATGAATATGTCGGAAGTAATGCCGGATGTTACACCAAAAATGGGCATGACATGTTTTTAGTTGCCGGATTATTGGAACGTGCCATAATCGGCAAAGACGATATCAGAGCCGGTTATCTGGCCAATGAGTTAATGGTAAGGTATCGGGAGTTCCTTTGGAAACGGCTTATTATGATAGCAGGTAATCTCAACTATCAGGCTATTACCACTGAAATTGTCGCATTGAAGAAAGCAGACGATATGCAACCCGGTAGTTCACCTAAATCATCCATTTTCGTAGCAAAGGCTGTTACCGTACTTCTGAAAGTTGTAAAATACGGATATTGCGGTTTCTATGCAAATGATTTCCCTTATCCTGTCACATGTTTGAAAGACTATGACAACAGATACATGTCAATACCTAATTATGTATTTGACTGCCATACCCATAAAGGGAAGCAAAGAGGAAAGACCAAAAAAGAATTTATCATTGCCGAACAATCCGCATTAACCCCTTACAAAGAAGGTGAATACGACCAATGTGGTTGGGACAGATTTTTCTATCTGGAGAAGAACGGATTCTATGACAAGGATCATATAACTCCGAGGCCGGATGAGAAAAAAATGAAAGAGATTGAGGACGGATGCGTACAGCAGTCCTTGTTTGATTGAATGTTTTAATTGATAACTAGTGTATATCCGATGCGTCTTTGGTGAAAAGCCGAAGACGTATCGGCATGTAAAGTTATAAAATTATGGGAAAGAAGGAAAGACAAGAATTGTTTTTGAAACATTTCCGTGAAAGTCATGGAATTGTTTCGTATGCCTGCCAGAAAGTAGGTATAACGAGAGCCTGTTATTACAAATGGCGGGACAGTGACCTTAAGTTCAAGGAACGTGCTGAGGAAGTAGAAGAAGAAACCATTGATGTAGTCGAATCTAAATTGCTTTCCGCAATCAATAATGATGATTTAACTGCGATAATCTTTTATCTGAAAACAAAGGGTAAGAAACGTGGTTATGTTGAGCGTGTCGAGCAGGATGTCAATGTCAATCCATTCGAAAGTTTGATAAAAGAATTGCCGGACAAAATAGAAGAATAATGATCTGAGCGATAAGGCAGCCTTGTATATGCAGGCGTGGAGAGACGATTGGTGCAAGTTCTGTTCCGATGTGCTGAAAGCGCGTTTGGATAAAGAACAGCAGGATATTATTCACTCGGTTCAATACAACCGAATGACCGCTGTAGCCTCCGGAACTGCCCGTGGCAAGGATTTCTGTGCCGCTTGTGCCGCTATGTGCTTTATGTATCTTACTCCACGCTGGGTTAACGGAAGATTGGTAAAGAATACCAAAATTGCAATGACAGCTCCGTCCGGTCGCCAAGTAAAAGATATTATGATACCGGAAGTTTCCAGGCTATTCCGGAATGCTGGTTTCCTGCCTGGACGTTTATTGTCTTCAGGAATCAGAACCAACTACGAAGAATGGTTTCTAACGGGGTTCAAGAGTTCTGATGACAATATGGAAGCATGGTCTGGATTCCATGCCGTAAACACATTGTTTGTTGTTACGGAAGCCTCCGGTATATCAGAAGTTATCTACAATGCCATCGAAGGTAATTTGCAGGGAAATTCCCGTTTGCTAATAGTGTTCAACCCTAACGTGACCACAGGATATGCTGCACGTGCCATGAAGTCTGACCGTTTTGCCAAATTCAGGTTAAGTTCCCTTAATGCTGAGAATGTTGTAAGCAAGAAAATAGTTATTCCTGGTCAAGTTGATTATGAATGGGTGAAAGACAAAGTGGAAAACTGGTGCTCACCTATCCAGCAAGCTGACTTCAACGAAGGTGAAGGGGACTTCAAATGGGAAGACGGTCTATATCGGCCGAATGACTTGTTCCGTGTGAAAGTGCTCGGTATGTTCCCTAAAGTGGCGGAAGATGTGCTTATCCCCTACGAATGGATTGAAATCGCCAACGAGAATTGGAGGAAACTGCAAGAAGATGATTTTGTTCCAAAGAAAAGCTGCAAGATTGGTGTCGATGTTGCCGGCATGGGACGTGATGACAGTGTGCTGTGTCTAAGATATGGCAACTATGTCAGTGAGTTTGAAGCGCACCAGTCTGCTGGAACGGCAGACCACATGCACGTAGCCGGAATGATAACCAGATATCTTGACAAGAAGGGTGCGAAAGCATTTATTGATACTATCGGCGAAGGAGCAGGAGTGTTATCTCGGTTGCAGGAACTTGGGTACCCAAATGTGTATTCTTGTAAGTTCTCCGAGAGTGCACGTGGGCTGCATGATATAACAGGCGAATACACCTTCGCCAACATGAGGGCTTATCTGTTTTGGGCGGTACGTGACTGGCTTAATCCCAAAAATGGGTTTGGTGCCGCTCTCCCACCCTGTGATAAACTTATGGAAGAAGCAACGGAAACACATTGGGGATTTATGAGTAATGGCAGTATCATCATAGAAAAGAAAGAGGAGATTAAAAAACGTATCAAACGTTCTCCTGACTGGTTCGATTCCCTCGCCAATACATTCTTTCCGTGGGATTACTTGGCTGTCAGTGATGAGGATATTCTACGAAATATGTTGTGAGTTGCATAAATTGAAATACAGGAATTATGAAACAGCAAGATTTAAACCGTATGGCAATATTCTTAGGGCATAAATTGCCCATTCCGCAGGAAGAACATATTGCCGATACTATCAATAAGATAGAAGCGATATTGCAGAAAAAGAAAATAAACAAGTTTGTTAATGCTTCTGCCAAAGAAGGATATACTAAAGCATTGGAAATTCTTAAAAATAATGATGTCACTTTTAACAGATATGATGAGCTGAAAACTATACAGTCAAAATCCATAGCTGCCATCACCGTAGATTATTTGAGAGGAAAATGTGCACAAGAAATCCTTTGCAATATTCCTCTGAAATAGTTTTATTTTATTTGTTTTTCAAATAAAATGATTATATTTGCGACATAGCATTTGGTGCTAACGTGCTCCTTCACGTTACCGGGTAGTGCGTATTGTATTATCCGGTTTCTTTTTGGAGCAGTATTATGTGTAACTAACCACCGTATGAAGGAGTACGGAACTACATTATGAACACAATTAAAATTTTTGAGAATGAGCAATTCGGAAAGGTAAGAATTGCGATGAGTGAGAATAACGAACCTTTCTTTTGCTTAGCAGATGTATGCCAGATTTTGGATTTGATTCCCAGTAAGGTAGCGCAAAGATTAGATAAGGATGTACTTTCAAAGTATCCCCTTGAAACAGCCGGTGGAATCCAACAGGCAAATTTTGTTGATGAGGATGGTTTGTATGATACAATATTGGATAGTCGTAAGCCTGAAGCTAAAAAGTTCCGCAAATGGGTAACAAGCGAAGTGTTGCCACGTATCCGTAAGACAGGTGGCTACATCGCTACCAAAATGGACGACACTCCAGAAGAAATCATGGCACGTGCGCTTATTGTGGCACAAGAAACACTGAAACGAAAAGAACAGCGTCTTATAGAGGCTGAGCGGAAGATCCAAAAAGATGCTCCTAAAGTCCTTTTTGCTGATGCTGTCTCAACTTCACATCGCTCTTGTTTAATTGCTGAACTGGCTAAAATATTACAACAAAATGGGGTGAATATCGGTCAGAACCGTTTGTTTAGCTGGATGCGCGAGAATGGTTATCTTTGTCAAAAAGGTGACTACTACAATCAGCCGACGCAGAAATCTATGAAATTGGGACTTTTTGAGCTGAAGCAAACCACCATCAACAAGCCGGATGGTACCATGCTTGTCACGACCACGACCAAAGTAACCGGCAAAGGACAAGTATATTTCGTGAATAAATTCCTATCCAAATAAAAAACAAGCGGTGCGAAGCTGCACCACACAACAGTATAACAATGGACGAAATTACCACAATCCTTGACAGTACAAGACCTGTTTCTGACATTATCAGTGATTTGAAAGAAAAATCAGTGGATGTGCCGGAATGGAGCAAGTCGCTGAAAGATTACGATCCCTCCAGACATAAAATCGTGACTGACAAACTGACCCGTAAGGACAAAATAAGATCTGATGGAAGAGTCGAGCCGGCTTCGCGTATTCATCTTGGTCTGGAGAAACTGCTTGTGAAACGTATTACGGAATTCGCTTTCGCTATTCCCGTCAGACGTGTCTACCATAATACGGAAGAAAATAAAAAACGCCAGCAGATAACCAAAGCTATTGAAGCAATCTATAAATATGCCCGTATAGATTCCGAAAACATCAAACGTGGCAATGCCTATTTCGCATCCTGTGAAATTTTCACCATCTGGTATGTGGTAGAGAGACCAAACACACTATACGGATTCAACAGCAAGTATAAGCTGAAATGCAAGACATACTCGCCGATGGACGGGGTTAGATTATATCCCTTGTTTGACGAGTGGGGAGACATGATCGCCATGTCCTCGAATATAAGAAGAAGATAAAGGATAAGGAGTTCACTTTCTTTGAGACATATACCGCTGACCGTCATTACAAGTGGAAACAACAGGGGGAAGCCAGCTGGATTGCTGTTACAGATCCCGAAAGGATTATCCTCAAAAAGATTCCCGGAGTTTATGCATACCGCCCCGCTCCTATTTTTCATGGACTAGAGCATATCCGTGAGGAAATTGAATACACGCTCTCCCGTAACTCAGACGTGATAGCCTACAATTCCGCCCCCTTACTGAAAGTGACAGGCGAACTTGTCGGTGACGAGGACAAGGGAGAGGCCCGCAGATTGTTCCGTCTAAAGAATGGCGGTGACATAGCTTATGTTTCATGGACCCAGGCCATAGAAGCTCTGAAATATCATGTGGATACATTGCTCAAGCTTTTCTTCATGCAGGCCCAGATGCCAGACCTATCTTTCGAAAACATGAAAAGTCTTGGTAACATAGGTTTTGATGCCAGACAAATGATATTGTCTGACGCCCATCTGAAAATCGGGGATGAGTCAGGTGCCTGGATAGAGTTCTTTGAACGGGAGTGTAATGTCATCAAAGAATTTCTGAAAATGATGAATACTTCATGGGCTGATGAGATTGACAATATAGAAGTTGAGCATGTCATTACTCCGTTTATTCAGAATGATGAGGACGCGCTGATTAACAGATGTATGAAAGGGAATGGAGGCAAAGCGATATTCAGCCAGCTTGAATCCATCGAAATGGCAGGTTACTCCAATGATCCCAAAGGAACATTAAACCAGATTCAAAAAGAAGACAAAGCGGACCGACAGGCAAGGATGAACAACTTGTTTGAAGGTGCCGAATAGTAAATAACAAATATAGGAAATATGAAAAATATTGTATTTAAAGAACAAGAAGGCGTATTTGTCGCAGATTTCGCCTCTGAAGGCAATTGTGTAATTCAAATAGACAACGGAAATGTTGAACCGCTAAAAATCTACCGGCACATGCCTGAAATGGAACCAAGTGCCTATGATGCGATTCCACTTCACGGTCCTTATCAGCGGGTAATCGACCTTTGTGTACCTGTCGGGATGATGATTCGCATTGTCAGTGCTACCGCTGTTACTGCCGCTAAGATGATTGTATTACCTCAAGCGAGTGGTAATGGCTCATCCGTAACCGAGGCAACCGCCAGCGTTGATGCGAATGTAGGTACACCTTCTGTGGATGTAACAATGAAAGAAGGCAAGCTGAATTTCGCTTTTAAGAACCTCAAAGGGCAGAAAGGAGATACAGGTGTAGTTGGCACCAAAGAGGTGATAAAGGTGAACAGGGACAAACTGGGCCCAAAGGAGATAAAGGAGAACAAGGTGCTGCTGGAGCGAAAGGAGACAAAGGCGATGCCGGTGCAAAAATCAAATCAATAGCTTTGACTATCAAAGGTACAGTCATTACCGGCACAGCGACTCTGACCGATGACAGCACTGCCTCTATTACCGGTACATATACTCCTGGAGAATAATTAAATTACTACAGATATATGAAAAAGTATATTGGAACAAAACAGATTGAGGCAGAACCTATGACATTGGGTGAAGCTTGCAGTAAAGGCTTAGTAAAAAGTGAAATAGAAAAGAATGAGTCTTATAAACTGGGATATCACACTCGTACTGAATATGGCTATGAAAGTTGGTCACCCAAAAAACTGTTTGAAGAATCATATCGAGAAGTCAAGGAAGAAACTCCTATCTGTTTCGGTGATGCTATAGACGTTTTGAAACAAGGTGGCGCTATCCGTAGAAAGGGCTGGAACGACAAATGGGTATTTGTCATCAAGCAAATCCCAGCTCATATAGAAAGCGACATTATCCCCAAGATGCAATCTCTTCCGCAATCAGCAAAAGACCTTATTCTGAAAGGTAAGGGTTTCATTGACTATACTAGTCAATGCCTTATTTACAATGAGAACACCGGGCGTGCTGATTCATGGGTTCCGTCTATTAGCGATGTGTTTGCCGATGATTGGGAGATTGTTCAATAGCCTATCTGCCACATGTAAAAAGTGTAACGGGTGCGTTGGATGTCTGTAACGCTGGCGCACCTTGCTAAATAAGTAAATAGCATGAAAGTACCAATAGATAATATGACTTTCGCTGAAAGTGAATACCACAGAGGCAATAAGATATGGAATGCTCAAACACTTTATAATTTTGCGAAAGCAAAGGAGTACCCTGTACGTGATATGCCATTGTGGAATATAGACCTGACTGTTGAACCATTTGAGTGTAATCAGCTTCATAGCTTCATCTTTCAATGCAAACGTGTTCGTGATTGTTCTTTAGACTACCCTATTATATTGGATGAAGTAGGACAAATAGCAGACGGATACCATAGATTATGCAAAGCTATCTTGGAAGGTAGGAAAACGATTAAGGCTATCAGGCTGCTGGAAATGCCGGCACCTGATAGAATTGAAGAATAACGCCATGTCAAAAAAGATGATACCCTCTAACATATCCTCATACCATTGCAAGGATTGTGTGCATTCGTATGACCGACATGAGAAGAACTTGAGAGGTGAGTTCTTCATGTGCCGTTGTCCATTTTTCACTTCCAGCCGCTTTCTTAACCGTGACGTATGTGACAAGTTCAAGAAAAAAGTGAGCTAATCTTAAAAACAGAACAATCTTTTTTGTCTTACCCCACATGTTTTTTCTACCCACTCCAAAAAATAGCTTAAAAACAGAATAGTATGGCAAAACCAAACATTCCAAATCAGAAGAAGAAATATCAGGAACTCAACAGCCGGCTAAACAGATATGTTGCCCTTGTTGAGCAGATATACGATACTCTTAATCTGGAAGCCGCAAAGATTGCATTGAATACTGAATATGATGCCGACAGTGGTACTGTCTTCAAGTTTTCTGACTATCCGCAAACCAAGAAGTCTATTGCGGACATTCAAGCTCAGTTCGTAGATGATATTCGGTCTGTTATCTATCGTGGTACTTCTGATGAGTGGAAGAATAGCAATGAGGTACAAGATTTGATGGCTGACAAGGTTCTGAAAGCCTATACCGCCACTATTGATAAAGAAAAGTACAAAGTTCTCTATCAAACCAATTCTGATGCTTTGAAAGCATTTCAGAACCGCAGGGACAGAGGGTTTGATGTATCGGCTAAACTCTGGCAACAGTCCACCGTTTACAAGGAGGAACTGGAAGCGCCATCTCCTGTGCTATTCAGAAAGGAACAAGTGCCGTTGCCCTAAGCAAGCAAATATCCAAACACCTCCTTGATTTTCCATCGCTCCAAAAAGACTACAAAGAGAAGTACGGAAGTGCAGAACATCTAAAAGATTGTGAATACCGTTCTATCCGGTTGGCTCGGTCTGAAATCAATATGGCTTACCGGACCGCCGAAAATGAGCGTTGGAAGCAAATGGACTTTGTGGTAGGTTATGAAATCAAACGCTCCGGAAGAGAGTTTCCTTGCACTGTATGCGAATCCCTTGCCGGGAAATATCCCAAGGATTTTACTTGGGTTGGTTGGCACCCGAATTGTTATTCCGATGACAGCGAAGTGCTTACAAACAGAGGGTGGAAACTGTTTAAAGATGTATTTGATGATGATTTGATATTGTCATTGAATCCTACTAACAGAACACCTGAGTGGGTAGAGTCTACGAATAGGCAGTGTTACCGATATAATGGTGACATGATACACTTTTTCAATAAATCATTGGACTGTTTGGTTACACCGGAACATAATATGGTTTATTTAAACAAGAATGATGGCAGGATAAAGAACTGCCAAGCTAAAGAGTACACAAAGGGGAAAGGGGCTTTTTATAGAGGATGCGAATATGAGTCAGAAGATGTTGCATTTTATGAGATAGACAACATCAAAATACCATTTGACCTGTTTTGTGAGTTTATGGGGTATTGGCTTTCAGACGGAAGTACAATGGGAAACGCCGGGGTTGTTATCTCCCAACAAGAAGGTGAGCCTGCACGGGACAGAATTGTAAACTGCGTGAAGCGTATCGGATTTGAGCCACATTTAGACAAGCAAAAAGTTGCATTTTATAGTACTCCAATAAGGAATTATCTGAAAATATTCGGCAAGTGTTCCCATAAATTTATACCATCTGCGATAAAGAATGCATCTGTCAGACAGATCAGAATATTTCTTAATGCCTTTATGCTTTGTGATGGATACAGGCGACCATGCAAATCTTTTGTAGGTAATCATGGAACAGAGTTTAAGTCAGACAAGGATGAAATCCTCTATTTTACCGTATCTGAACGTATGGCAGGGGATTTGTCTGAGCTTATTCTGAAATCCGGGAATCGTCCGTCCTTTTCAGTGAACAAGGCTGGAGTGTCGCACAAAAGCAACGGAAGTATCATAACTTCAAACTACGATTGTTATTCAATCCGTGAATGCTATTCCGTCACGGCGACAGTGTTCCATAAAGAGATTCAGCATTACGATGGGTTTGTATATGACCTTACTCTGGAGAAAAACCATATCATGTATATCCGTCGCAATGGGAAATGCTTTTGGGGGTCTAATTGCAGATGCTATAAAATTCCTATCCTCAAAACAAAAGAAGAATTTTGGGAATGGGACGGACGTAGTGAAGCAAGTACTGAAAGTGTGAACGAAGTGAAAGATGTGCCGAATAGTTTCAAGGTCTGGATAAACGATAATATTCATCGAGCTAAAAGCTGGGATAACTCCCCTTATTTCATTCGGGATAATGGGAAGTATATCCGTGAAGATTTCAAGGTAAATGTCTATAACAAGACAGAGAAAGCATTTGTGCGGAAACGTAGGACTAATCTTGCCATGAGCCGTGTGGAATATTACAACCGGACTTATCCAAATATCCCGGAAGTACAGCAGGCTGCTGTAAATGCCTACACACAGGCTGTAGGAGAAACCAACAAAGGAGCCACCAGCCGTGAAATTAATCGCAGGCTTCGCAATGGTACTGACGATGAGTATGTGGATGTGGCAAGTACATTGATAAGTCAGGCTCTTGCCAAACTCCCCAAACATGAAGGTGTTGTATATCGTGGTGAAACCATGAGCATGAAGAAGCTACAGGAACGTTTTCTGGACCGTATCGGTGACGTGGTTTCGGATAAAGGTTTTGTGTCTTCCAGCCTGTATGAAGATACTCCAAGAAAGTTTGTTTCCCATGCCGGAGTACCTAAAAGCCATAAAAGGGTTATCTTTGAAATTCAGAGTAAAAATGGGCGAAATATTAGTAAAATATCGGAATTTAATGGTATCTTTACATTAGAAAACCAACATGAAATTATGTTCGATAGGCGGACGAAATTCTTGGTTAAAAAACGCAGAATAGAGGAAGATGGTATTTACAGAATTATTTTGATAGAGCAATGAAAAAGCAGAAGAAATACGAAATAATAAGTGAAACTGATAAAGTCGTTACTTTTAAGTATGATGGTGCAGAATGCAGCTATGCAAAAGCTTGCTACTCTTCCATAGATGAAGTTATCAAAGAAATAGATGAAGAAAGGGTAAGAGAAAAGGAAGTAGACAAGCGTATCGCTTCCCAACGTGACACTATGACACCCGAAGAACGTGAGCGTCAGGATGAAGCCGACCGCGTGGTCTTTGAGCGTTGGCAGGATGAAGCTAACACCAATCTCTATTTGACCGGAGTGGTTGATGAAGATGAAGACCCGGATTTCAACCCGTTCAGAAAAAACAATGATTAGCCTTTGATTTTATCGTAAAAAAATTACGGAACTATCAAAATAATACGTATCTTTGCTATTGAATCAAGTTAAAATCAATATGCTAACAAAATTTGCAGTAACAAATTATAGAGGATTTGCCAATCGTATTGAGTGGGATTTATCCAATCCTGCCAATTATGAATTTAACAGATCTGTGATTAAAGATGGTGTCATAAAGAATGGTATCATATATGGTCCAAATGGATCAGGCAAGACGAATTTTAGTTTGGCTATATTCGATATAGAGAATCATTTATCTCCGAAATGGAAGAAAATAGATTACTATGTGAATTTCATTTATGCAGGTAACAATGATGGAGTCGTCAAATTTGAATACACATTCAAATTTGACAATGACACAATAGATTACATATATGCCAAGAATGCTGCCGGAGTACTGGTAGAGGAAAGCTTTTTTGTAAATAGGATGAACATTTTTGAACGGAAGAATAATTTATTTCGTATTGACAAGCAACAGTTCCCTATGGACGAAAGTATAGAAAAGAACTTTCAGAGCAATGCCAACAATGTGTCTGTAATCAACTTCCTGCTTACATCTTATCCACTCAATTCAGAACATTATCTGATCAAACTCAACAGGTTTGTCAACTCCATGCTTTGGTTCAGGAATCTTGATGTCCGTGAATTTATTGGACTTGAAACAAATATAATAATGTTGGATGAGTTTATCATCACAAACAATCTACTTGATGATTTCTCCGATTTTTTACATAAAGTAAGCGGTCAGACTTTCCAGTTTATTGCACATAATATTACGGATAAGCAGATTCTTTGCCAAATAGATAAAAATGAAGTTCCATTTAGACTAGTAGCATCAACAGGTACACAGTCGTTACAATTATTGTATTTTTGGCTGAAACGTATGGATGAAGCCTCGTTTGTCTTTATAGATGAGTTTGATGCTTTCTATCATTTTCGCTTAGCTTTTGAGGTGTGCAAGCGGTTGTTTGCATTGGATTGTCAGATTTTCACATCGTCACATAACACATATTTGATGACGAATGACTTATTACGTCCAGACTGCAATTTTATACTAAACAATAACAAAATTAAGTGTTTGGCTGATTGTACGGACAAAGAATTGCGTTTTGGTCATAACATCGAAAAAATTTATCGCGCAGGAGCTTTTTATGATGAATAAGGAAAAAACGCTTTTTATCTTTGAGGGAGTTAAAACAGAAAGTAAACTCATAGAGAAATTAGAGCATAATTTCTTGGGCAAAACGAATTCCATAAAATGTGTATTTGATGCCGAGATATACCAATTATATCGTGCCATAAAAGAAGAAAAAGAGTTTTCAATAGATATAGTTTCCTTATTAAAAGAACGTACAGCAGAGAACGCTAAAATTCTAGAAAATTACACTCGAGACAGTTTTGCCTATATATATTTGTTTTTTGACTATGATGCTCATTCTACGTTGGCAGATGACAATAAAATAAAAGAAATGCTTTCTCTCTTCAATGACGAAACTGAAGAAGGAATGCTTTACATCAGTTATCCAATGGTGGAAGCCATACGACATTTCAAGGATTTAGAAAGCTTTAAGTCTTTGACAGTAAAATGCAAACGTAAGAATTGTCCATATAAAGAAGAATGTCATAACAAGGAAGAATGCTTGAAAGAACCTCATTACAAAAGTGTCGCTGCATCAGATAGCAGACCACAATTATCAAATGTAAATTCATATACAAAAACAGTTTGGCAAGAACTGATTACTGCCCATTTATGCAAAGCTAATGCTCTTGTCAATGATGCTTTTACTATGCCTACTTCTTTGATATCGCAGGAAGCTATCTTTTCAAAACAATTAGAAAAACACATTTGTCATAAATGCCCCGAAGTTGCAGTATTAAGCGCATTTCCTCTTTATGTACTGGATTATTTTGGATGCGAAAGAACCATCACGAAGTTAAACTCTTAATCAAAAATTTTGTTCTAATCTTTCAATCATTTTACTTATGATGAAGCAAAACGCTTATTCAGGATTTTGGGTTAGGGTCATTTATTGAATATCCCTAAAGAACTTGGACACGATGTAGCTTTTAAGGCTTAACATTTAAATCAACGCTTCTAATTAATATTAATATTGGAGGCGTTTTTTTTACTTCGCTTCGTATTACGTTTTTTCACTTGTTATAACGATATCTCATAGAAATTCAGTATATTTGTTACTATATCATCATGCACCGAATAGATGATACGATGTTCAGAATTAATCCGCCGCGACCAATATCCGGCTAATTCATATTTTAATGGCTCCGGCTTGCCGATTCCTGTATATGGGTACTCCGCGATATCTTTCAGCAAATCGGTTATCTTTTTCATGATAGCCTTATTACCTGATTTCTTCCAATATTCACGGTCTTTTTCCGCCTGTTCAAGGAAGATTTAAAACCAATCATGTTCACTTCAAAAATAATATTCGATGCAGCAGTTTCCGAATTAGAAAACTTTGGCACAACATCTTGACGGACTATTTTCCCAATCTCATCAGCCAAATCACCTGCTATTTGTTTGCAAATCTCGAAGTTTTTTACGAATATTGTATATTAATTATGTATCATCATTTTATATTAATAGCTTAATAAGCTTTAATTAATTAAATGTCAACAGTATACATAATCTGTCAAACATATTTTCAACTCTTTTAATTCATTAACAGGTTATGACCAAAGAAGAAACGTTACAGCTAAAAGGAATCGCCATTCTGATGATGTTATTTCTCCATCTTTTCAATACGACAGCCAATGTAGAACAATGCCAGACTTATATTTATTTTTGGAATGGGAAGCCGCTTGTATTAGCATTGAGCCGGGTGGCAGCCTTCTGTGTTCCAATATACATATTTCTCAGCGGATACGGACTTGCCATCACTTATAAACAAAATCAAAGAATCATGAGGTCATGGAACCGCATCTTCAATCTTTATATAAACTACTGGATCGTATTTTTACTATTCATTCCATTGGCCTGCTTCATAAGACCCCAAAATTATCCAGGAAACTTGACGGAATTTATTTGTAATTTTATTGCATTGGATTGCAGCTACAATAGAGAATGGTGGTTTTTTCTTCCTTATGTCTTGCTTGTTATTAGTTCCAAACATATATTCAACATTTTGGATAAGCTGGATCTCAAAACAACTCTTACAACCGTCACGGTGCTGTGCATATTATACATTATTACAAATACTATCGGAAAATCTATATTCCGTACCAGTCAACCACTACAGGTTGTTGCATGGTATATTACTCTTTTATTCACATTCATTTGCGGAGCCTTATTCGCCCGTTACAACATATTTGAATATTTCCAATCTTATTTTTCCCGATATTCTTCTCCAAAGAGGAATTTTCTATTGATCTGTGGTCTGTCAACTCTTTGCATACTTAGAATGATGTTAGGTCCCAGTATGCTAAATCCATTTTTTGTGATACCTTTCTTAATATGTTATGTTTGTATGAAACATAACAAACATATATCTTGGATGTTGCGGTTTTGGGGAAGACATTCCACCAACTTGTGGCTGGTTCACACTTTTTTTGCATACTATTTATTTCACGACTTCATATATAGTTTCCATTATCCCATTTTAATATATCTGGTATTACTCATTATATCATTAGGAAGTTCGTATGTCGTTAGGTTTATACATCACCCCATAAAATCCATAACAAACAATTTAATTAACTGCCGCTAAGTTAAAGACTCAGTGGTGTCCAAAAAACCTTGGTGATAGCTTGGCATTTCCTGCCATATAACCAGCGAACATACTAAAAAGATACACTAATTATCATAAAAAAGCGATTAATTTATTTGAATATCAAATAAATTAGTATATTTGCATATGAATAGCGTATGGAGATGTACGCCACGTTGTGACCCGTTTCATTATAGCACAACAGGACATGAAAGCTCATTGCTCTAAGAGTGTTTTTAAGTTCTACGGAAATAGTCTGCTGGCATACATTTACCGTGCAGACTATTTTATCTAATAACTTAAAATTCATTCTACAATGGACAGAAGACAACAAGTTTTTGTAAAGTTGAAACTTAAAGCGAAGGCGTTAGGGTTCAACTCAAAGGAATTAAAGGGTATCGCCGCCAAGATTGCCGATAACCTTGAATCCCAAGAAGATGCCTCCGAAGAGGATGTAAACGCAGAGATTGACGAAAAGATCGAAGCGGTTCTCCCCTACCTCACTTTCGGCCAGTCGCAAGCCAACCGTCTGCTTGACGAATGGAAGAAAAACCACCCCGAAGCGGAACCGGACGATGAACCGAATGACAACTTTCCGAATGATACTCCGAAACCAGCTTCAAAGAAGAAACCCCAAGACAAAGAGGAAAACAAGGACGAAGAGCCTGCATGGTTCAAAGCTTACAGAGAACAACAGGATGCCCGATTTGCTGCATTGGAGGGAGAGAAAACCAGCTCCTTGCGCAAAAGCAAACTTGAAAGTCTCTTGAAAGATACAGGCACATTCGGCAACCGCACATTAAAAAGCTTCTCTAAAATGAACTTTGAGAATGACGAGGAGTTCGAACAGTTTCTATCTGAAGTCGAAGAGGATTTAAAGGCTTACAACCAGGAACGTGCCGATGCCGGCCTCTCCACATTGGGAACGCCGCCTGCGGCAGGAACAGGAAAGCCTGATAAAGAAATTGAATTATTAACGGATGCAGAAATTGACAGTATTGTCAATAACTTCTAACCGCATCAAAAAAAGTAAAGGACAATGCCAGGAACAGTAAATTTGTCAAACGAGCTTGAATCGTTTGAGACCGGAATGGATTCAGTGGTTATCCGTCGCAAAGGCGGAAGAATTATCGGTGGCCGCTCTCTGAACATGGAAGGCTTCAATGAAAAATATGTAAAAGCCGGACATATTATCATCCGCAGTACAAATGATGAATATGACTACAAGCCCATGCCCGTGTCAGATAATGCGTATTCCTCACTTCCTGAGAATTACGAATATGCTGGAATATGGGTGCGCACGACACCTGCAAGTGATGCAAGAGGAGCCATCCAATATGACGGAGAGATCAACGACAAGGCCCTGCCCTACCCTATTGACAGTATCAAAGCTGCCTTGAAGACCGCACTGCCTTCATTATATTTCATGCACGATTAAAAATAAAGGAGGAAAAATAAAATGATTGCATCACAATTTGCAGATTTATCCAAGCGTATTTTCCCGAAGTTACAGAATATCGTGGAAAAAGAGAGAGGCGAGCGCAATGGTGCAAAAAAACGCACTTACTTGCATAAGACCATGTTACGTAAAGTATATTCCGCTGACCAGAAATGGACCAGCGCATCTGTCGATACCACATACGTAAGAGCGGACACCGTTTCCATGAACTCTCCGCTTCCCATCAAGAAGCGTGATTCACTGGCCCATGCCAGCGGCACACTGCCCAAACAGGGTATCTCCCGTGTAATGGAAGAATCCGACATCAATACCATCAACATCATGAAGGCCCAGGGTGCAAAATGGACACAAATAGCATCCAAACTGACGGAAGACCCTTTGTTCTGCTCCATCGGGCTGGACGAATCCAATGAGGCGAATTTTCTGACAGCCTTATGCGAGGGGGTTGTAGCGGTTGAGGATCTGACCAATGTCGGAACAGCACTGCGTGTCAATTTCGGTTACCTGCCGAAAAACGGATTTGGTGTGACCACTCCCGGCGAGATAACCTTGGATGACATAGAACGTGTGCTCGCCGCAGCTGACGGAGACGGCAATTCCATATCAGTCATCTGTATCGCCCTGTCAACCTACAAAAAACTGCGCCAGACACAAGGAGCCAAAGAACTCGCCGCCACATACAGAGGCAGATTTTCGACAGTGATACCTCGCTGCCCACTCCTACCTCATCATTGTTTGACGAGGCTTTCGCCGACCAATATAACGGTGTCAGATTCCTGAAGATTGACCGTTCGATCATTTATGAGAAAAACGGTGTACGCAAGGCTTACAAACCGTGGAACGCAAACCGCTTGGTTTATCTGACTACCGAAAATGTCGGCAGTTTGGTCTGGGGGACATTAGCAGAAAAGACAAGCCCGGTGGAAGGAGTGGTTTATACCACAGTTGATGAGATGAAACTTATCAGCCGTTTCAGAACCGCTAACCCTTTGGTGGAAACTACCGCTGGACAGATGCTTGCGCTTACCGTGATTGAAGGAGTAGACCAGATTTATTATCAGGATATCACCGATGCACAAACTGTTGACGCAGAAAAGGAGGCCCAAGATTCAACAGATGTGAAAGTCACCATCTGGGGAGATACCTACAAAAAAACGGAGTTCGTTCAGGAGCTTAACAAGATAACTGGTGGCAAGCTGACTGCGAAATCTGCCGATGAAAAGATCATCGCCCGTGTCAACGAACTGAACGATGAAGATGAAGCCACTTTAAAAGCCACAGTAGAATCACACAAATCTGAATAATGTATGAAAACGGTCCTGCAAGCATTGAAAGATGAAGTCCACTACAAATTAAGTAGTGGCTTCTTTGAAAACCGTTTGCTTGAAAGAAGTCTGGACGGAAATGAAATATGCACCATCGACATTCTTAAAAGCAAACCGTTCAAAGGTGCTGTGGCCGACTGTCTCATGAGCCTGATTCAGATGCCCAACTTTACAGAAGGAGATGTTTCCTTAAGTCTATCTGACAAGGATAATATACTGACGTTAGCCAACGGCATCTATAATTCAATAGGCGAAACAGAAAAAAACATTGGTGAACCGATAGTCTATATAGGAAAATAATCATGATACTTGATGATAGACCACATAAGCTGCAATATCTTATTACCGCTCCCGGTTACGAAGACAAGAACGGCGATTACCACCAGGGTGAAAGCCGATGGGAAGGTGATATCCCATGCCGGAATGTTCCGGCCGGAAAAGCTGAACAAAAGCAATTTGAGGACGGAGCAGTCCGTACCTATTCAGCCACGATACGTCTTGATGCTGAATGCCGGGAATTTACTGTTGGAGATCGTGTGAAGTTATTCCTGTCAGGAGATATCGTTAGAGAATGTGAGGTCAAAGGGTTTCATCGTTATCAACTATATGCGAAACTATGGGTATAAAAATGACGACACCTGCAAGTCGGATAGACACCCTTATCAATAAGGAAAAAGAACGTGTTGAAGTGTTAACTGTCCGCGCCCTCTCCTACCTTGGAGAATTGTGTGTGATCGAAGCAAGGAACAGACCGCAGGAGATAAGCTGGTATGACCGGTCAGGAAACTTGCGCAGTTCGATTGGCTATGCCATCATCCACAACGGAAAAATACTTGAATACTCAGATTTCACACAAGTACGACAAGGTAATGAGGGAGTCAGGAAAGGCAAAGCACTTATTGAGGAATTGTCTAAAAAATTCGCGAATGGCTACGCACTTGTTGTAGTAGCCGGAATGAACTATGCTGAATTTGTGGAAGCAATGGAAAATAAGAATGTACTTGCATCCGCCGAACTGTTTGCAAGAAAGGAACTACCGGGAATGATGAGTAAACTGAAAAAGCAACTTGCATCATGATGAAGTCTGATATTGAAATCAAAGATGATATTTACAAACACATCAAAGGTTCCCTTTTGGAAAAAGTCGTGAACGGAAAACTTTGCAAGGCATCAAAAAGACCATCCAACTCTGACAGGGAGGATATAGTCATATCAACCTTGAAAATGGAAGCGGACAGATACAGGAAGCTTTCGTAAATGTGAACATTTATGTAAAGGACAATATCCGTAATGGCGAGGCGGAAATGAATGATGCACGCTGTAGAGAACTTTGCAAAGTCGCTATCCAAGTATTGGAAACAGGGCATGGAGAAAGCTACCGCTTCACGCTGAATAAACAAAGGGTGCTTGAAGTGAACGGAAAGAACGAGCACTTCATTAACAATAAACTATTATATTCATTCAATAACGAATAAGATCATGGAATTATCTTGGGGAAAATGTACTATCAAAATTGGAAAGCTGCAAAGCAGCGGAGAAGCTCCTTCATCTTGGATTGATATACCGACACCTGTCGAGAACTCTACAAAATTGACACCTACAAAAGGTGCGAAGAAAGAGGCCAAGATTGAAGGTGGAGAAAACGAGGCTGTCAAGTATGCGGCAAACACCTATACGTTTGAGTTTGAAATCCGGGCTGGCAAAGGCCGTAGAAAACCGGTGGAAGATACAGATGGTGTGATTACAGGTGAATACGCTGTCAAGCTCCAGCCTGAAGACAAAACTGTTGAAGGTATCATAATCGACAGAAGCGTGTTGTCCTTGGAGGATACATACGACACAGATAATGGCACCAAGTGGAAATATACCGCTGACGTATTGAAACCTAAGACCGGCAATCAGGTAAAATTCGAAGTCGTAAATTTTAATGGTGCCGGCAGCCTTCGAGTGATCATCACAGATGATGGCGGAGCCGGCATGTGGAAATTATCTACAGAAACGGACTGGCATCATAGCGGTACTTCAATTACCACAAAAGCCGGTCTTGTGACAATCATATATAAAGATATCGAAGGAAAAACACTGCCTACACAGACATCCGCTACTGTTAAAGATGGGGAAACAGTTGAAGTAAACGCGGTGTACACTTCTGCCGGATGATAATTTTCCATTCAGAGAACAGGCAAACGGAAAGACGTCCTTTACAGGTTGGAGGATAAACCTGCATCAAATTTATGATTTATGAATGACAAAGAGCGAAATATTGAGATGGATGTGGCCGACGCATCATGGAAAGACCTGCCGGCTTTACCGTTGGCAAGCGGTCTTTCTTTATCCATCCCGTCACACTCGGCAAAATGTATCTTTTGGCCAGATTATTTGATTCCCTCGAAATAAGCAAACAGGTTGTTTCCACCAATCCTTATATGGAAGCCATAAGGATCTGCAAAACGAAACGTGATATTGTCTGCCGCATACTCTCCTACTCCACGTTCAACCGGAAGAACGATTTGTTCGACAATAGCAAGGTGGATAAGCGTACAAAATTGTTTTCCCGAACACTCTCTGAGGAGGAACTTGCTACCATACTGGTTCTCATTCTTACAAGTGATAATATGGATACCTTCCTGCGGCATTTCGGAATAGACAAAGAAAATACGGAAAGAAAACGGATAGCCAAAGTAAAAAAGGACAATAGCAGTATCTCATTCGGAGGCAACAGCACCTACGGAACAATGATAGACTTTGCCTGCCAAAGATACGGATGGACTTTTGATTATGTGGTATGGGGCATCAGCTATATCAATCTAAGGATGTTAATGGCTGATGCCATCACGACTGTATATCTGTCCTCTGACGAAATGAAACAACTCGGAATATCTGGTTCAGAAGAAATAATCGATGCCGGGAATCCAAAGAACAGGGAACGTATCAAAGCCCTGCTTGAGGAATGAATCGGAAAAACAGAACAATATTTTCATAATCGGTCAAAAAAATTACGGGGTCTATAATTTTATAACAAGAAAAATAGAACAAATGTCATGTCAATGCACATGATACCCATCAAATCGAAAAGACTATGGCTGGATTGCATTTTGATATAACTGGGGATAACTCCAACTTTTTACGCAAGCTAGAGGAAGCACGCAACGGAGTACGCAACACATCAAGACAAATTGAAGAAAGCGGGCTGAGTATTGAGAAGATATTCGGAAGACTGACCACGGCCGCAGCCACTTTCGGAATCAGTCTTGGAGCGCAGCAGCTCATCAGTGACATAGCTCGTGTACGTGGCGAGTTCCAGCAGCTTGAAGTGGCATTCCAGACAATGCTTGGAAACAAGGGACAGGCGGACACACTAATGTCCCAACTGGTACGTACCGCCGCCATCACTCCATTTAACCTTCAGGATGTAGCCAATGGTGCGAAACAACTGTTAGCCTATGGTACGGAGGCTAAAGATGTGAATGATACGCTTGTCCGGCTTGGGGATATCGCGGCAGGACTATCCATCCCTTTGAACGATCTGGTCTGGCTGTATGGTACCACCATGACACAAGGAAGGCTCTTCACACAGGACCTACGTCAGTTTATGGGACGTGGAATTCCATTGGCCGATGAACTTGCCAAACAATTCGGAGTAACCAAAGACAAGGTAAGCGAACTTGTGACAGCAGGAAAAGTAGGATTCCCCGAAGTGCAGAAGGCCATTGAATCCATGACCAATGAAGGCTGCAAATTCGGCGGTCTGATGGAAGCACAATCCAAAACCATTACCGGACAAATAAGCAATATCGAAGATGCAATTGACACCATGTTCAATAAAATCGGAAAACAAAACGAGGGTGTCATCAACAAGACCTTGTCCGGCATGTCTTATCTGGTGGAGAACTATGAGAAGGTAGGTCGGTTATTGACCGGACTTGTTGCTACATACGGTTCATACAGGGTTGCAGTCATGGTCGTAACAGCCATTCAGTCGCTTCAAACCTCCGGCATAGCGGCCCTGACTGTAGCGGAACGTGCCCACTACGGATGGCTGGTCTTGCAGACAACAGCACAAAAAGCGTTGAACGCTGTCATGCTTACTAATCCGTATGTGTTATTGGCAACGGCAGTTGTAGGGCTTGGAGCTGCCATGTGGGCATTATCCGACAGCACAACATCTGCTGAACGTGCTTTGGACTCGTACAACAAGAAAATAGAAAAACTCGACACGGACGAAGAAGATCGGAAACGTACTTTGGAAGGTCTTGTTAGCACCATTAATAGCGAGGTGGAAGCCGAGACCACTAAACTTAAAGCCTTAAAAGACATTGAGAAACTATATCCTGTACTCTTTAAGAAGTATGTCGATGAGAAAGGTCATATACATGACTTGACTGGGTTTTGGAAGGCATATAATGAAGAGGTTTCAAAATCCAGAACACAGTCAAAACAGGCTATAGTCGAATCTTTGGAACAACAAATAAAAAGTGCAGAATGGGCTTATAATCTGGCAAGGAAAGAGAACAACCGTTCCGAAATGAAGGTTCAGGCACAGCGTATCGAAGACCTGAAGAATGAATTGGCAAACGCAAGAAAAGATGTCTTGTCAGAAATCAATACCCAATTGGAAGTTGAGAACAGACAGGAAACACAAGAAACTACATATCAAGAGGATTTGGCAAATGCTAAAGTCGAATGGGAGAAAGCGAAAAAAGGGTACGAGGCCTTAATCAAAGATCAGACGGCTACATCGAAACAGGTGAAAGAAGCCAAAGATAAGATGGAGGCATCCGAAAAGACATACAAGGAGCTGGGCGGAGTAACCGGAAGCGCACTGACCAGACAGGAAAATCCAGCAAAAAAGCAAAAAGAAAATCAGGAAAAGCTGGACGGGCAACTTCTTTCACTTCACCGTCAGAACCAACAGGATGAAATCAACCTGATGAGAGAAGGCACGGAAAAGAAGTTGAAACAGATTGACCTTGATTATCAGAAACAGATTGATGCGATAAGAAAACAGGAGGAAGAATGGAGCAAAGCCGGTAACGGTAAGCTGACCGACAAGCAGGCACAGAAAATTTCAGAAGCTTATACCAATGCCGAAAGTATGAGAGATAAAGATATTTCCGATGTAACTGAAGGACAGCTGAAAGCCGAACAACAGGCTTTGAACGACTACTTGAAAGAATATGGCACGTTCCAGCAGCAGAAATTGGCTATCGCCCAAGAGTATGCGGAAAAAATAAGGAAAGCACAGGAAGAAAACGGTGTTAATAGTGCACAAGTAAAGTTACTGGAGAAACAACGTGATGTTGCCATACAGAACAAGGAAACAGAAGCCATAAAAGCCAATATAGATTGGGTTACTGTGTTCGGTGAGTTTGGTTCCATGTTTTCCGACATGATAAAGCCCGCCTTGGACGAAGCGAAAAAATATGTACGGACTGACAAGTTCAAGAACTCCGATCAGGCAAGCCAGAAATCATTGATTGACGCCATCAGCCAGATGGAAAAGTCTTTGGGTGGTACAAGTGGAGTCAACTTCAAGAAACTTGGAGAGGATGTAAAAGCCTATCAAATAGCAGAACAGAATCGTATCAGTGCCATAGGGATTGAAACAGCTGCTTTGGAAAGACTAAAGAAATCACAGGATGATTACACCAAAGCGCAGAAGGGCGGAACGGAAAGTGAGAAACAAGCCGCAGCAAACGCTCTTGAAACAGCACGGCAGAATGCTGACATTGCATCCGCCAATGTGAAGACACAGACTGATATCGCCAATCAGGCCCAGCGTAATGTGACTGATACTGCCACCATACTGAAAGCAAGCATGGAAAATTTATTGGGAGGCTTGCAGCAGATTTCATCCGGTGGATTGTATAACGCATATAGCGGAATTATCAAAACCGTGAACGGATTCAAGGATGTCATAGGAAAAACGTCAGAATCTCTTAAGGAGGTCCCCATTGTCGGATGGATTCTGTCCATCATTGACGTACTCAAAGACGGATTAAGTGATCTTGTCGGTGGTCTGCTTGATGCTGTTCTGAACGCTGTCAGTGGAATTATCGGTGATGTCTTGTCAGGGGATTTGTTTGTCACAATCGGCAAGTCATTGAGGAACGGCATAGGAAACATCCTGAACGCAATCTCATTCGGAGGCTTCAACTCCTTGTTTGGAATAGGTGGAAACGCCAAGGAAGTACAGGAAACGATAGACAGGCTGACGGACAGGAATGGAACTTTGCAAACGGCCATCGAGGATCTGACTGACGAGATGAAGGCAAGCAAGGGAATGAAATCGGTTGAATCTTACAGGGAAGCTGTAAAGTATCAGGAGGAAGTCAATAAAAACTATCTGCAAATAGCAAAGGAGCAAGCCGGATATCATAAGAGCCACGGCAGCTGGCAGCATTATCTGAAATGGACGGATGAAATGCTGGAACACGCAAGAAAAGCTACCGGCATGCAGGATTTCTCCGGCACCGATTCCTTGTGGAATCTGACCCCCGAACAGATGAAGGCTCTACGGTCGGACGTATGGTTATGGGATATCATGGAATCTTCCGGTAAGGGAGGTTACGGTGAGCGTGTTACCGACAAGCTGGATGATTATATAGAGCAGGCAGGAAAACTGGAAGAACTGACCGACAGTCTTTATGAGGGCCTGATCGGAATGTCATTCGATTCCATGTATGACAGTTTTATAAGCAGTCTGATGGATATGGAGAAGAGTGCGGAGGATTTTGCTGATGACATATCCAAATATTTCATGCAGGCGATGCTGTCAAATGCCATCGGTGAACAGTTTAGTGACAAACTGAGGACATGGTATGATAAATTCGGTGAAGCCATGAAGGATGATGGTACGCTTGACAATAATGAGCGTAAGGAGCTGATGGATGAATACATGGGTTATGTGGACGAAGCCATGAAGCTCCGTGACGAGCTTGCCGCAGCAACCGGATATGACAAGATTTCGCAAGAATCAACATCCCAGTCAGCTTCATCCAAAGGTTTTCAGGCAATGAGTCAAGATACTGGCGAAGAGTTGAACGGTAGGTTTACAGCATTGCAGATTGCAGGAGAAGAAATAAAAAATGCCATGCTGAATACGCTGGCGGTGGCACAAGCCATATCCTCATTTGCCAAAGACAACAATACAATGTTGACTGAGATAAGAAATCTGATGATTTCATCCAACGGTCACCTTGAAAGTATTAACAAATACACCAAACTAATTTATAAGTTTGGAGACAAGCTTGACGAAATAGCGAAAAATACAAAAAGTATATAAATATGCCACAAGAAGAACTGTTTATTAATGGAAAGGACGCTTATACCACATGGGGAATAAGCATGGATGACACTGCACTGTCCGCCCTCATGACCCCAGCACCCAATAAGGAGTTCATTGAGAACAAGAGCCGAATGGAGCATGGAAAGCGTGTGATAACAGCTGATCCCAAAAAGGACGAGCGCGATCTTACATTACAGATAAACCTGACAGCCCCTGATAAAGATACATTCTTTGCAAGGTATGACAGCTTTTGTAATGAGTTGGATAAAGGAATACTTGAAATAAAGACAAAGTATCAGCCCAATATAGTTTACAGGACTATTTATATTTCCTGTAACCAGTTCAGCCAATTCATGCAAGGCATAGGAAAATTCGTGCTGAAGCTGAATGAGCCTAATCCCAATAACAGAAATTCCCCTTGATATTATATTTGATTTTCAAATAAAATATATACTTTTGTTCAGCATTGTGTAAAGGCACACAAAACTTAATTATGGAACAAATCGACATCAAAGACATATCCGGTGCTATCCTGCTTACAACTTTGATCAATGAAGGCTGCAAGCGTAAGTTCACTCTGATGAAGGAGGACTACATCATGTTAAAGTTCTCCTTAGAGAATCCCATATATTTCAAACTTGGCTCATACGTGGAATGTAACTTCGGATTGTTCGAGGTGTGCGACTTGCAGAAGCCCGCATTCAACACCAATACCGCCGGCTACGATTACGAATTAAGACTTGACGCCTACTACTGGAAATGGAAAAACAAAATCTTCAAATATACCCCGGAGAAGACCGGACAGGAGGCGTCCTGGAACCTGACCGCTCCGCTTGACGTACAAGCCGGTATAGTCCTTAGAAATCTGAAAGCTCTTGGTTACACATACAAAGGACAGGATTTTGTTTTCTCCATTGACAGTACGGTAGAGAACAAGTCCCAGTTGATGAGTTACGACAACATCAACATCCTTGACGCTTGTTTTGAGATGGCGAAGAAATGGGATTGCGAATGTTGGGTGACTGAAAACATCATCCATTTCGGACGTTGTGAGTCCGGCGATGCGGTGGATTTCGAAATCGGGAAAAACGTGCAGGAAATGTCACAGTCAGAATCCCAGTCCACCTATGCCACCCGTATCTACGCTTTTGGTTCCACCCGTAACATACCGGCAGACTACCGCCCCATTGACGAGACCGTGGTTGTGAACGGCGTGGTGCAAAAACGCTTAATGTTGCCCGAAGGCACTCCTTACATTGACGCTTATCCTGATATGACTACCGAGGAAGCCGTCGAGCAGGTGGTTATCTTCGATGAAGTCTATCCCCGAAGAACGGGCATCATGTCGGATGTCACCACCATCGAGGAAAAATGGAATGCCTACCGCTTTAGGGACACGGGTGTTAACTTTTCCGAGAAATATATCCTCCCCGGTCAGGAGCTGAGGATACGTTTCGCGTCCGGGCTTCTCAACGGTTTGGAGTTCGCCGTGAAGTTCAATCCTGAGGGAAAGCCGGAGAAATTGGAGGATGGCGGATGGAACCCTGAGGCACAGCTTTGGGAGATAGTCAGGAATGAGGACTATGGCAGACCGCTTCCCGGTGATGTGCTCTTTCCCCAGGATGGAGATGAATATGTGCTTTCCGGCTGGGACAGCACGAAAATAACCGAACTTGGGCTTGTGGGTGCCGCCGAGCAGGAGCTGAAGGAAAAGACTGAAAAGTACGCTGCCAAATCCAAGATAGACCCGAGTACCTATGGCTGCACGATGATGTCAAATGACGCATACCGTGAGGATGGCATTCACAACCTCTACAGCATCGGTCAAAAGGTCAACCTTATCAACAAGGCTTATTTCGAGAACGGAAGGCAGTCAAGGGTTATCGGATTTGAATTCAATCTTGATTTAGCTTATGATTCCCCTATATATACTGTCGGGGAAACCGCCGCCTATTCTCGTATCGGGGAGCTGGAGGAAAAGGTTGAGAGCCTTACCCTAAAGGGACAGACCTATACGGGCGATGGTGGCAGCGGTGTGTATGTGATAAGAAGGAATGACTCTACACCGGCCACGGATAGTAACGTGTATTCCGCATTGCGCTCCTTAGTAATGTTCCTTCGTAAGGATCAAGCGGACGGAACAAATTTCTTATTGAAGTTCGGCAAGTTCATCGACTCCATGATTGCCGGTAAAGGTGCCGGTATCTATCCTGACGGGCGCGGTCAGTTCGAGCGTCTTGAGGTACGCGGCTCCGCAGTGTTCAAGGAAATCATCTATAACCGTCTGAACGCACAGGAAGGCGACACCTCATATTCCGAGAACGGAGTCATTGAGTCCGTGGCTTTAGAGAGCGACGGAACTTATACCCTGAAATTGCGCAAGCGCTGGGAGAATGACTTCACCGCATTCCAGGAGGGTGATATAGTGTACGGGATTGTAAACAACCTCTTTTCAACGGGGGAGTATTACGCCTCGTGGATGCGCGTGCTGTCCAAGAATGTCCCGGCCAACTCCATCTCGGTGTTGTCATACCCGGACAGTGAGGTGCCGGGCGGTAAAAACTATCCTCCCACAGAGTTGACGATCATTACCAGAAGAGGAAACGCCTTCAATGAGGACAGGCAAAGCTACTGGTATTTGTCCGCCACCACGGATAAATGTCTTGTCTGGCTGGAAGGAGTAACGAAGCCTGTCTTGGAACAGAACAACTATTACATGATATTGGGGCGTTTGCCCAATTTGGATTTGTTTGACAATCTCCCCGTCAACTATAAGCACTCGTACATATTCGCCCGTGCCGGCATCTTCGGTGAACTTTACCGTGTGGACTGGCAGGGACTGCCCGTACAGGAACTGGTGGACCGTGGCTTTTGGTCGGCCGAAGTCGCGTCCTCTGACAATCCTTACACCAATACGCAGGAGCGGGCGGACACGGTTTGGCACTACGGCTGCAAATGGAAGTGCCTGATGACGGGAACAGCCGACGAACCGCAATATGCGGCGGCCGGATGGGCGATGCTGGAAGGGAACCCGGAATTTACGATAGAGATCGGCAGCACAAAGGGGTGGTATTTTGATATCGAGACTTTTTCCACAACGCTATATATTACCGGCAAGCTGTACAACCGTGACGTGACAGATCATATACTTGACGCTGATGTGAGCTGGACGCGTGATACCGGGAATGTATCAGAAGATAACGCATGGGCGGTGAAGCGTGCCGGCGCTGGGAAAAATCTTCCTCTGACGATAGATGATCTCGGACCGAATTATACCAACATGCGGGTGTGTACGTTTAAAGCACAGGCGTTATTGCGTGACGGGCAGCAGTTTGAAGTGGCGGAGAATTTTGTAACATTTTAAAATGGTTTTATACAATGGCAACAAAGCAACGAAAAATAGAAATCAACTACCGGCTGTTACAAACCAGTTGTAACATCGAGGTGGTGGGCAGCGTGCCGGACATGCAGGTCTACCAGGCTGACAAAGCTGAATACACTCCGGACTATACGCTGACACCGCTGGTCCTGTTTCCGCGGTGCAACGCCACCGATCCGGAAGCGGTGACTAAAATCGGGGCGGTCAACTCCAGGCTGACCAACATGAAGTGGTACGAGCGCATCGGAACCACACGCACACTTATCACATCGACAAACACAGGCTACAGCATTACGGAGTCCGGTGACAGCAAGGGACAGATCACAATGAAAAAAAATGTCACCGTCCTAAAACCCGTCACGCTGGAGTTTTACGCGGAATATGCCGACACACGTACCGGACAGCTGTTTACTTTTCAGATGAGCCGTCTTGTCCGCGCGGTTGACGGTACGGATGCGATCCCCGTATTGACGATAGACAGCCCGTCCACGCTGGACTGGAACCCGGTGCGTGACATCACCGCACAGACCATCACGGCTAAACTGATGGTAGGCGACACGGACGTGACGGCTACGGGCAAATGCAAGTTCTTCTGGTACCGTCTGTTGTCTACGGGAGCGCTGGAGGCGATAACCACAGGAGCGGGTGACAACGACTGGGAGTTTGTATCACTGAACAAGAATGTATATAAGATTGACCGCAATTATATAGGTGATGACATCACGATTGTCTGCAAAGCCACCTATGCGGCTTCCGGGACTCCGGCATCAACCCCGGGCACATCGGACCCGGCAGTCTCTACGGTGATACGCCGCAGGATTCCGAAGATTGAAGCCGACTGGGAGGGCGTACCTACGGGTGTTCCGGATGGGACTTACGCCATCTTTCCCAGACCCGTCATTCGGGATACCATGGGGGTTATCCCGAATCCATCCGCCATGTTTAACTGCCACTGGTACGTCAAGAAGAGCGGAGATGCCGGATATGCCAAGGTTGCCGACGGATACTCTCCCAGGATACCTTTCAGCAACGACATGATGTTAAAGCTGGAGGTGGAGGACAGAGGCCCTTACGTGGCGCTGACACAAGGCGGCAAGGTGCTCACACAGGGGGGCAAGGCGGTAGTAGTAAGAAAATTTGGATAACATTAAAAACAATAGAATTATGGCATTTTACATTAAAGTAACGAAGGAGGTTGCCGACCGGTTGCATCTGACCGATATCCGCAACAGGACAGCGGATGGCAATGTATTATTGTGGCAGGCGGACGTGGCACGTTTCCCCGGCGACACGGTATTTGACAGGGCCAAGGAAGCGGGCGGCATCTGCCTGACCCCGCAGGCGGCGAAAGAAGAGATAGACGGTACGGACCATCCCGTCGAAGTATTCACACCTGCCTCTTGGGGGGAGGACAACACCGAAAGCTCCGAAGGCACGGATAGTACGGAAACGACCGGGGAAGGAGGAGCGTCATGAGTTTGGCCAGCGCGACCGGACAGGTCATATTTTCGCAAAAGGCGGCGTATACATGCCTGCCATCCAGTGTAACCAGGGAGATCTGTATCAGGAGTATATGGGCGAAGCGTCCGCGCCGACGAACATCGCACCGGATTTCGCTTCGCTCAAGCCCGTCTTGTCCTTCATTCTCACCTCTTCGCGGGTGGCGGAAGGGCTGGTGGTTCCTTCCTCCATGAATGGTATTTCAATGATGTCGAGATCAAGTTCTCGGGCAATGTCTCCACCAACACGTTTGGCGGTGAGACGGGACATTTCAAGTTTATCCCTTACCAGCCCGGTACGACGGATTACTACGGATTGCAGATCGTCAAGAATCTGGTCAAGGCGAGCGGAGCGGCCTCTTGTACCATCAAGGGTGAAGCCACCGTGACCGTTGGGAATACCAGCGACACCGTCCAGTTCGTCTATAGCATCCCCATCACCAAGGGGGTCGGAAACCAAAAGCATGTGACGATCATTGCCGGTGACAACAAGTATTTTACCTTCGGGACAAAGGGCAGAGCTGCATTCTGAAAGCCGTAGCGCGCATGGGCAGTGACGAGATCACTACCGGACTGGCGTACAAGTGGTACAACCAGGTCAACGGTGCGTGGAACGTGCTGAACGGAAAGACCACACAGACATTGACCGTCACCAACGATATGGTTGACACGACAGGTGTGTTCAGAGTGGAGGTGTACCAGGGCGGCAAGCTCATCGGTCAGGACACGCAGTCCGTAATGGATGCGTCCGATCCGTTTGATTTGATCCTGAATCCCACGCCCGAGGACGAGACCATCCGGGAAAGTGGTGACACGGTGGTCTATAAGCCCATTCTGGTCAAGCGTGGAAGTACCACCAAGTACAAGGACATGACTTTCTATTTCGTGTTCATGGACAGTGCAGGAGTAGTCCTTAACCCGTCTACTTCCGGTACAGCAGCCACTTCCGGCACGTGTACTTGGGACATGTGCCAGCAGGCAGGAGGCAACGTGGCATGGACCATCACAACCAAGGAATAAGGAGGTGATATGCCGTTGGTGACTAGAACCGGACAGGTCAGTTTTGCTCCAAAAGGTGACAAGGGAGATAAGGGAGCGCGCATGCGTATGCGTGTATGGGGGGCGTCTGTGTCTTACCTGGAGGGCAAGCAAGGACAGCAGTTTTACGACATTGTACTTTATGACAACCTGCTGTACCTGTGCATCCGTTCGCATACGTCGGTTTCGACGGAACCCCCCAAACAGAATGTGGCTTCGGGAAAAATAAAATACTGGGAAGTAGCACAGAGCTGGACTTTTATCGCCACCAAGCTGTTGTTGACCGAGAAGATCAAGGCGTCCATGATTGATGCGGACGGTATCAGGGCGGTCAATGTGGACATCAGCGGAAAAATCACGGCGGATGAAGGAAACATAGGAGGTTTCGCCATAGATTCCGCAAGTCTGGAGGCTACCTCTGGCTTCGACTCCATGCTCCTTACAGCTGGGCTGATAAGGTTCATGGGGGAATATTCAAAGGTATTCATCGGAGCCGAAACGATGCCATCGTCTAACGGAGGGTCGTTCTCCACCCCTGTGCGCATTGAGGTGAACAGGAACATCAACTCGACGCTTTACGGCAACGCTGGATTGTTTGTATCCGTAGAGGCTCGCACGCTTATGATGACGACCGCCTCCAGTTTACAGGAAACCACGCTCTTTATATTCCTAAAGGGGATGTATGCGGCTTTAGGCTGAGATTACGCAGAATAAATGCCAATGCGACACTGACGGAGATGGACAGTGTCGTGCTGGCCATTAAAGCCGGTATTACACTCAGGCTGCCGACCACTGCGGAGGACGGGCAGTTCTATTGGATCAGGAACACGTCAAACGGCAATGTGTACGTAGTCGGAACAAATCTGGTAGGCTGGGAATCAGGAGAGCTGAGCACTTCGATGTACTTGATGCCATCAAGTGCTACAGCAATATATTATGACAAGTATAATAACAGATGGTTCATGAACTGGATTGGTTTTTGGACTTAAAATTATAATGATTATGAAAGTTGATTTTACAAAATTTCCCCTGTTCACGGGGATAGACAGACAGGATATGGTGATAGCGGATATCCGTAAGGATATTGCTGACGGCATTTACAGGAACGTGCCCGGTCTTCCGGCGCACGTGCTTGCGGAGAAGATCTATCGGAACGAGCTTGTGGAGCTTGCCGATGACGAGATTCATATACTTGACCTCTACACTTCCGCTTCGGTGGGGCAGCTTGCCGACTCATGGCAGGATTATAAGAAAAACAATTTGGAAACTGAAACTGGTAAATAAAAAATATTATGGAAAAGATGGAATTAAGTGAGGCGTTGAAAGCCAATGCCTCAGTACTGGAAGGACTATTAGGGATAAATGATACATGGTACAAAAGGAGATTTGGTGAAATTACTGATTTTAATGAAGCTAATAATACTGGATATATGTTTGTCGATAAAACCCAATCATTGGATAATAAACCCAATACATCAAGTAATTATGGATTCTTGGAAACGATTGCTATTAATGAGGTCACCATCAAGCAAACTTTTGTAGATTTTCAGAGCAGATTTTTTATTCGAATATGTAATAATGGAACTTGGACTGATTGGAAACAAATACAAACAACATAGTATTAAAAATAAGTCATATTTTAATGAGATAAAACGGATGGGTGCCGGTCCACACCCGTCCGCTCCTCATGTTACCAAAGAATTATAGTATTTCTATATCTTCAGCATCATCCAGATTCTCATCAACTATATTCATGGATAAAGACAGGTCAACCCCAGTAGTATCCAAAAACAAAGCACTTACACGAAATGAAGCTGTGTTTGTCTTACTCCGAACGAAGAGATGATCATTTTTTCGTTTGAACTCTATTTCAGAAATCATACTACCGTTGACTTTCCTTATGATATAGGAGTTACCAGTCTTACTATTAATAAAGAACAGACCTGTAGAACCACCCCAATATACATACAATATCATACCGATATAGGCGTTAGATGAACTCGCTAGGCGAACAACACATACTTCTTGAACGGAGTCTTTATTGCAAACCAATATAGGAGAAAGAACGCCTTTTCTCAAGAGCCCTTTACTTCCTAAATTGGCAATCGGCATTAGTTCTTCCAGAACCAACCCCAT